GTTGAGTATATCGAAGGTGACCTAGTTACAACTGAAGATGAGAACGGAAATGAAATAAGAGAGGACATAACTGAATACGAAGCATACCAAATCTTTCAACAAATTAAAAACATTCAGGGGCAATCCTAATGGCAACATATCAACAATGGTCACAAAGTTACTTCGATAACTTAACACCAGACCAGCACAATATGAATAATAGATGGTTTCAATCTATGAGAGATCAACTAACAGAGAGTGGTGTATTATATGTGCCTATTCTTGATAAAGAGTTCAACAAACTAGGAGAAGAACTATGAACTTTAAAAGAGTCGATTTAGAAGACATTCTTTATAGTTTGGAAGGATACATTCAAGGAAATGATGATGAAGAATTATGCGATAGATTGGTTGACATTTGTTATAGAATTGAAAACAAATTGTCAGATCTCGATTATACTCCATCATCAGATTATGCAGAGTGTGTTGATAGTCTAGTAGACAGATTAAAGTCAGCAAAGTAATACTCTCAGTCAGACAATATCCTCGGAGTAGCTATTAGTTACTCCCTTTTTATTGTCTTCCAATAGTATAACATAGTCAGGGAGATTCTCTCTTATACGAGGTGCGAAAGCGATTTTTTTGACACACTATGTAATAAGAACTCTGTAGTCAAAATGCTCTAAAGTATAACTAACTCTGTGCAGTTTGTTCGAGAAGTTGTATATTTCTTTAAAGGGATTGTTGTGGGTACGATAGTAGTTAACGGAGAGAATATCAGGTTATTGTTTATAATGTTGTTACCTGTAATATGGGTCTATTTGTATAACTTACCAGAAGAGGAAAAATAATAACAGGGGGGGAACCACGAAAGTGTCCCTATAGTGTAAGCACTGATTATTTTCTAAATGAGAAAACTTGAAAGACAAATGAATCGTGCAGTTGCCACTAAATGTAACTGGTGCGGATCAAATACTCAAGTTACTTATAATGAAATGACAGATTGTAGTCAAGTTCGTTTACATGGTCATCTAATTGCAACCGTAGATCATTCTACTAATGCCGTTAAATTAGACTCTTGTGGTTATCAAACAGTAACAACAAAGAGTCGCCTTAATGCACTATTAGAAGAGGTCAATTACGGAGCAAAAGTATTCCAAAAGAATTGGGAATGGTTCGTAAGTTATCGCAATCAAACTCAAAGTTTCTGGGATGGGATGATACTTTTAAACGCAGATTCACTACTTACTGCATAACATTGTAAGAACACTTTCAGTATTTCACATTACTATTCATTCCTTATTATGAGAACTCTAACTAACACTGAGTACAAAGCATTACAGAAAGAGTATTACAACGAAGTGCATCAATCTGATTCCATTTCTGTTTACTACTCCCCTGAATACTACACTCAAAGTGATACTATCAGATCTGAAATCTGGTACTAAAATAACACTCAGGGGGTGATAATCTTACTCCCTTTTTTATGCACAATTCACAATTACGGTAACAAACTAATGCAAATTACAGCAAAGAAAGGAAGTATGGTATTAGATTTCTACCCGATTAAGGGGTGGGATGATAACATTATACCAGATGAATTCCTAAGAATATTAACATTTAGAGGAGAAACTCAGACGAAGAGAATAGTTAGTAAAGAGATTATGGAAAATGATGTTAACAGTCGTGTAGAAGATTACGGATATAAAGTAACAGATTATCATACAATTCCTCAGTATAGGTCACAGTATTGATGAGTAAATTACAGTGGACAGTATTCACATTTACTGGTATAATATTCATAGTAAGTGTGAACGTATGGGCAGCAAAGAGAGATCATAAGTTATTAGAAGCATATACACAATCGGAAGTTATATACAAACAATTACCAGTAATCCCTTATTCTGAATAACAATGAACACAAACGAATTACAATCCTATTATGCAAAACAAGCAGTAATAGATAGAAACGAAACTCAAGGATTGTCTGTACTGATTAACACTTCCAGAACACAAGATGATTACCGTAAGTGTTATAAACCATATAGAACATTAAACAATTACTAATAACAATGGAAGACGATTACCAGATGACAGTATATGAATGGAATGAAGATTTCTATAAAGAGATAATCAAGGATCATAATTTCAGTTTCGGTAAGTTTAACCCAATCAATTATCCATTTCAAAATGAACACTCAACAAACAGAATCACTCCAAAAGGATATTAGCTATTGCATTGATATCCTCGGACTAAATGATAATCAAATTGGAACATATCTAAGGTATTGTGAAGAATTAAACCTAACCAGTTGTGAATACTTACATGAAGAATTTGCAGTTGGAGATGATAACGAAGCAGACATATTTGACCCTGATTACTTGAACATAAACGAGGTAAATCGTCTATACTATAATAACATAGCAGAGGGGTAATATGCAAACAAATATACAACAATTAAGGGATAATATGGTAAAAGATCTATACAGTTACTTCGATAACATACGTGAAGATAGTAACATTGAAGAGGACGTAATCCATGTAGTTGAATCACACTTTGAGAGGTACAGAATGAGGGGTAAAAATATACTCTAAATAGTAGGTTTTCCACAATAAGTGTTAATAATCTGTGGAAAACTATGCTAAACCTGTTGATAAATAGTGAATTAAATATAGGTGGGTTGTTTATATCGTTTGAGAGATTGTGTTTAAAGGTGTTAGATTAAGCGAGGATTAGAGTCATTTTAAGTACTCATTTTGTTGTTATCTTAGCGAGCATTATATCACAAACGCTCCCAAATTGTCAATCCCTCGGTAATATTTTGTAGGAGAAGTCCGTATGGCAGTTTATAACACAAATGTACTATAAATATCCTATACTACTTGACAAAAACGTTCAGGTAATGTAGAATACTAAGTAACACCCCCCACCCTCTAATCCCATGACAGTTTCTAACATTTACGGGCAGAAGAGTAAGTATAGAATAACTCTGGAATTAGACGTGCTAGATGACTTTAACCCTAGAGATATTTCGTGGGAGAAAGTATTTGATTTGCAGGACAATGAGAGCGTAGAAAGTGTTATCGAAGAATTGAACACTCCTGTCAGTTGGTAACAATGGGGAACCTCTAAATTGTCCTTATAATGTAGAGACCAATTCACTCAAGTCTTTAAAAGGTTAGTGATACTTAAGTAAACCTAATTACAGTCTTTATTATGTCAAACAGTACCACACAGTTTGTATCAGTGAACTTTGCGGAATTCCTCTTGGAAAATGCAAACAATGGCAATGAAATCTTATCAGTCCTCGATGATATTGTAGAGGGTGCAGATACAGTGCTATAAGTAACAGTTAGTCAGTGATAATATGTTAGGGGTTTGTGTTACTTAGTGGTTACACAGTTGTTGACACAAACCTCAATGCATGTTATGATGAGTTATAGACAGTCAAATGGCAGTTATATGCGGTTACGTTGTTATCGTTGCGTCGGGCGTTGCGTATATAAAAAACGATAGAGACCCTAACCTACAGAGGTGACAAATCGAGAGAGAGATATAGAGATATAAAAAAAATTCCGTGGTATATAAAAACGCCATGTGGATTTGATACTATATAAAAAAATTGCCTTATAAGATTTTGGACAATACCACTTATCACATCTATGCAAAGGATAAGGTATTGTATTGTAATCTAGATGAAGAAGATTTTGAAGAGAAGTGGGAACTACTCCAAGTGATGGTGGGACTACTTAAAACATCTTATACAGAGAGAGACTTATCATATATTAAGTTAGGACCAAAGTGTGGTGTGGGAGGACCAGGAAAGATTGTACAGAAAACCCCCATGTGGGAAGAGGATTCTTATTGACATTGTGCTACATACCTAGTATAATTGAAGTGTAGCTACTAGGAATTATGGCAAAAGGATTTACAGTTAAAGCAAATAAACCAGCGACTAAAACAGGTGACTGGGATATTGCAGCTATCAAAGAAAGAATGAAAGGGAAGACCGTTGTGTTTTGTCTTCCAGGTAGGGGAGTATCTTACATATATCTGAAGAACTTTGTGCAGTTATGCTTTGACATGGTTCAGAACGGTATGTCCATCCAGATCTCACAGGACTACTCTTCTATGGTAAACTTCGCAAGATGTAAGTGTCTCGGAGCAAATGTATTACGTGGACCAGATCAGATACCTTGGGATGGTAAACTAGAATACGACTATCAGTTATGGATTGACTCGGATATTGTCTTTGATACTAACAAGTTCTGGCAGTTATGTGATATGGCAATTCCTGCTGATGCTGTCTCTGAAGATGGTACAGTAGATGACACTAAGAAGAAGCAAATCGTCTCAGGATGGTATTGCACAGAGGATGGGAAGACTACATCTGTCGCACACTGGTTAGATGAAGATGACTTCCGTAAGAATGGGGGAGTTATGAATCACGAAACCATTGAGTCAATCAGTAAGCGTAAGAAACCATTTACTGTAGACTATGCAGGTTTTGGGTGGTTGATGATAGAGAAGGGAGTCTTTGAAGATGATAAGATTAAGTATCCTTGGTTCGCTCCTAAGATGCAAGTCTTTGAGTCTGGTAGTGTTCAAGATATGTGCGGCGAAGACGTATCGTTCTGCTTAGATGCAATGGATGCAGGTTTTGAAATCTGGTGCGATCCTCGTATTAGGGTAGGGCACGAAAAATCTCGTATTATCTAATGACAGATAAAGCAATCGTTGAGTGGATAGAACACCACTTAGATAAGAAAGAGACTAATGATCTTTGGGATCTACAAGCAGCGATTCTTACTGAACTCTCGAAGCGTGACTCGGTTTCATATCGGGTCCGTGCCTCGGATAGTTCGGTCAGAGCGAAACTCGATAATAACGTCTCAGAATGGGACGATGACAATGTACACGATTCAGAGGGATGTTAAATGGCAAAAATGTTTAATGCTAATGGTATTGAAACAGTAGAATCAAAACCGAAAAAAACTCGTCAAGGAAATGGAAAGCATACCAAATATGCGTCTTCCTCTCGTAATAGTGCCGCAAAAAGAAGAAGAGGGCAGGGTAAGTAAATGGCAGCACTTATTTGTAATCTACCTTCTTATGAGGTATGGGTTAGAAAGGAGTACTTAACAGATCATACTAGTGGTCATGGCGAATTTGTAAAAGGCGTTTGGGTGTCGTGTAAATCGATACCTGGACGTGCTTTTTATTTTGAGACCTACCTACCCGAATATGGGGCAATGTATGACAAGTTACCTATATCTGCTTTTCTAAGTGAACCAGAGATACCAGATCCCGATATGACTCTACATAACCTACAGTTCTGGAATTGTATGGATTATGGCGTTGTAGCAGTCCAAAAGCAGTTTATAGGGTCAATGCACTTTGAACTCTATACAAGGGACTACGGGAACCAAACAGGGACGTATATATGTACATTGGATAACTATCACCAAGACGTAGATGCTATTGATTACTCTACTAGTGAGAATCCAAGTGAACATAAATCACATAACCTTATTGAGCTAGATAATGGTCAATTCGCATTATATCCAAATAATAGAATGCGTATCTATGATAATAGTCTAACACCTAAAGAACCATTGAATCCTGATTTTAAAGTATCAACTGTATACTATCAGGTTGAGAATGGACATGATAGGGATGGATTAGGTAGTGAAGAGAACTACTTCTGGAAAACAGCAAAAGAAAGAGATGCAGATAAATAGAATGAGCTCTTAGTATACTTATGAACGACTTTTTGGATAATTTGGGTAATGATCAGCATCAAAAAATGCTCCGTGAGATAGCAAATGACGGTATAACACCTAAAAAAACTGACCATAAGGTAAATAATGACCTATATGAGGCAGATGGATTGGATTATGATGATGAACTTTATAAATCTTGACTAAATAATAAGATAGTAAGAGTATTTTATAATGCCTCTAGAAAGAGTCAGTCAAGGTTTTAAGGATATTAGTATGACTTTTCAGTCTAATCCACTGAATGGTGATATTATTGGAATTAAAAATGAAAATGCTATTGCAAGATCCGTAAGGAATATAGTATTTACTCTTCCTGGTGAAAAACCATTTGATCCTGATTTTGGGTCAAGGATATATAAAACACTTTTTGAAAATCTTGATAATATTTCTGCATCGACTATTGTTGATGAAATAGAACAGTCAATTAGGAACTATGAACCCAGAGTCGAGTTAATCGATGTTCAAGCAGATCCTAATTTTGAAGAAAACTCATATGATGTAACCATAATATATGAAATCATAGGAGCAGACGTTCCGCAGCAACAATTACAATTCGTTTTGCAACCAACTAGGTAAAATGCCACTAGTAAATTTCTCTAACCTTGATTTTGATCAGGTTAAAACAACACTTAAAGATTATTTGAGGGCAAACTCTAAGTTTACCGATTATGATTTTGAAGGTTCTAACTTATCTACTATTATAGACCTTCTGGCATATAATACTTACATCACTTCGTACAATGCCAACATGGTAACGAACGAAGTATTCATTGATAGTGCGACTTTACGGGAAAATGTGGTATCGTTAGCAAGAAATATTGGATATTTACCTAGATCAAGGACTGCATCAAGGGCATCGGTTAGTTTTTTCGTAAATGCGTCAAATATTACCCCTAGACCATCAACTATAACACTTCAACCAGGTCCAGTAGCAGCAACATCGGGGTCTTTTGGGAACCAATCTTATGTTTTTTCCATCTGTAACCCAGTAACACGACCTGTAATTGATGGAATTGCTAATTTTGACGATATTATACTCTATGAAGGAACACTTTTAAAGCAAAATTACACATTTACCTCTCAGAACCCAAATCAAAGGTTTATTTTACCTAATATAGGGGTTGATACTACTCTAATTAAGGTTGAAGCAGGTACTACTAACCAAAAATTCAGATATTCTTACCAAGATAACCTCTTTGACATCACTAGTGACTCAAAAGTCTTCTACATTCAAGAAGTAAATGATGAAAGATATGAAATATTCTTCGGAGATGGTGTTTTTGGAAGAAAATTGCAAGAAGGTGAAGAAATTGATATAAGTTATATTGTCTCTAATGGCGAAATGGCGAATGGTGTTAATCAATTTACCTTTAGTGGTAGGTTAACGTATATACAGAATGATGGTGTTCATAATGTTACTAATGGTATTTCATTGTTAACAACAGGGTCAAGTGGGTCTGGTGGTGAAGAGATTGAAGGAGTTGACTCTATTAAGAAGTTTGCACCTAGAATCTATGCATCTCAGAACCGTGCATTGACTGCAAGTGACTATGAATCACTAATTCCAGCAAAAATTTATCCCGAAACAGAGTCAATTTCTGTTTTTGGAGGTGAAGAACTGGTTCCACCTCAGTATGGTAAGGTCTTTATCAGTATAAAACCAAGATTTGGTGATTTTTTACCTAATTTGGTCAAAGAGCAGATCAAATTGAAGCTTAAGAAGTATTCAGTAGCAGGAATTGTTCCAGAAATTCTTGATTTGAAGTACCTTTACCTTGAAGTTGATTCAAAACTCTATTATAACAGTAATTTGGTAGGAAATGCGGAAGAAGTTTCTACAGTTGTCTCAAATAATGCAGCAAAATATGCAGATTCGTCAGATTTGAACAAATATGGAGCAAGATTTAAGTATAGTAAGTTCCTAAACATCCTTGATCAGAGTCAAGAGTCTATTACATCTAATATTACAACAGTTCAGATCAGAAGAGATCTTAGATTGGTGACAAATTCCTTTGCTGAGTACTCAGTTGGGTTTGGAAATGCCTTCTATATCAAGAGTATGGATGGTTATAACATCAAATCTTCTCCAATTAGGGTTGCAGGACTTGATTTTGACGTATATTTGTCGGATGTTCCAGATTCAAACAGAGAAACTGGTTCATTATTCCTATTTTCTATACCATCTCTCAATTCAACATCACCTTCCATAATAAGGCGTAACGTTGGGTTTATAAATTATACTAAGGGAATAGTTACATTGAACCCGATAAACATAACATCGGGCAAACTTAAAGATGGTCAGGCAATTCTTGAGATCTCTGCTTGTCCTAAATCCAATGACGTGATTGGATTACAGGATTTATATCTACAATTAGACATAAGCAATAGCACATTTGAACCAATCGTTGATGAAATATCATCAGGATTAGATCCAGCAGCATCGAACTACATTGTAACCTCTAGTTATCATAATGGATCATTGGTTAGAGAGGGTGGTGCTGTAACAGTAACTACTACAGCTACAGGAACTTCAAGAACATCCACAGAAACTACAGGGACTACTACTAATAATAGTATAAACACAGGTTCTACAGGAGCAACTTCTTCTTCATCATCATCACCATCATACTAAAATAAATGATATCCACCACAGATAAAAGAATACAGTTTAGTAATATAGTTGAAAATCAACTTCCTTCTTACGTCAAGGAAGATTATCCTTTAATAAATGATTTTTTAAAGCAATATTATGTTGCTCAGGAGTTTGATGGTGCTCCTGTTGACTTGATTCAGAATATTGATAGGTATATTCAACTCGATAATAATACAAATTGCGTATATACTGCTAGTTTAGGTGTTGATGTATCAATTACTGATACTAATATTGTTATAGATTTACTGGAAACACCTGAAGGAACCAATGGATTCCCTGATTCATGGGGTTTACTTAAGATTGACGATGAAATTATAACATACGAAAGCAAAACAATAACAACTTTTGAGAATTGTCATAGAGGATTTTCTGGAGTTACTTCATATGTTAATGAATTAGATGCAGAAAATTTAGTTTTTAATACTTCTGATAGACAGGCACATTCAAAAGGAACTGAAATACAGAATTTAAGTGCATTATTCTTAAAACAATTCTTAATTAAGACAAAGCAACAGATACTTCCTGGTATTGGTGAGAGAGATTTAACACCTGAAGTTAATCAAAATGTCTTTATTAAGCAAGCAAGTGACTTTTATTCATCAAAAGGTACTGATAAGTCATTTAAAATACTCTTTAAAGCACTTTATAATCAAGATGTAGATGTTATAAAACCTAGAGATAACCTTCTCACACCATCAAATGCTCAATATAAGGTTGCAGATCACTTTATAGTTGAAAGTGTTTCTGGAGATCCTTCAGAATTAAGCACTGCTACCTTATTCCAAGATACTTATAGTGATACTATCACTAAAGCATATGCTCCGATCACCTATGTTGAGAAAGTATCTACAGGAACTGCTGGTGTTGCTAAAACTTTTTATAAACTTGCAGTAGATTCTGGTTATAGTAGAAGTGGAATGACCGATGGTGCAATCTACGGTGAGTTTTCAGTTCACTCTAAAACTAGAGTAATAGGTAATGTTGGTGTAGGAACTACCACTTTAGATGTTGATTCTACTGTAGGTTTCCCAAAAAATGGTGAACTATCAATACAATACAAAAATCTATCTGTTGGTATAGTATCTTACAGTTCAAAATCATTAACTCAGTTCTATGGATGCACAAATTTAAATGGAACTATACTTGATGGTACTGACGTTGGTATAAACACGTATGCATATGGATATTCTTCACAAGATCAGTCTAAAGTTATTAAGATAAGAATAAATTCTGTTATTAACTCTATAGACTTTGATAGTTCTGCATATGGATATAGTGCTGGTGATAAAGTTAAGATCAATACATTAGGTATCGGTGCTACTGGATTTAAATCTCATAATTGGTTTTATAATGGTTGTCCTGTCTATAATGTAAAGAGTTTCTCATTAGTTGATGCATCTGACCAAACTTGGGAGATTGTATTAGATTCAAATCATTTTTTCAGAAAAGGTGATTCTGCAATACTTAACGGTAGAGACAGTTTTCCTAAAAATTGCGAAATAGCATCTGTTTCTTCAGATAAATCCTTTGTTATAAGTGGACAAGGAGCACTTAGTGCTTCTGATGTTTATAACATTAGAAGAAGTATATCAAAAGCAGTACCTAGTGGTAGTAATGCAATTGGTGTAGGAATATCTGTATTCTCTACTGATGTTCAAAACACTTATGTAAGTAGTAATAAGTTATTAGTCGCATCATCATCTATACCTTCTTATGGTACACAACCATTAGATGCATATGATCATTCTGTTACCTTTAGTGGCACTTTTAGTGGAGAAGATTGGGAAGTATCAACACAAGACCATTCATTCTATACAGGAGATTCAATATACTACTCTCCAAACAAAATAACCCAGAATTTTATCAACTCTGCAGGACAACCTACTAGTAGAATTGTAGATGGTCCTGCTTTAGTAGATGAAGGCATATATTTTGTTTATAGAGTCAATCTTAATACAATAAAACTTTCAAAATCAAAAGCTGATATTTTAAGTGGTAGATTTATTAGTATATCTACTGAATATCCAATAACAGTAACTGATAACAAGATTCAAAAGACTGAATATAACAATAAAACCTTAGAAACACAAAAAATACTAAGAGAAGTATGTCCTGCAAATAATGAGGGAACAGAATCTAAAACTAAGTCTGGATTTACTGGAATTTTGATAAATGGTGTAGAAATTCTCAATTATAAGTCAAGAGACTTTTTATATAATGGAGAAGTTAAGAGTATTGACCTTCTTGCAACTGGATCTGGTTATGATGTAATAAATCCACCAGATTTAAAGATTGATGATAATGTAGGAACTGGTGCAACTGGACATGTATCAGTATCTGGTTCTATAGAAGAAGTTAGAGTCATAGATAGCGGTTTTGATTACCATGAGAAACCAATTATCACTATTTCTGGTGGTAATGGGTTCGGAGCATTAGTAACTCCAAATATGAAGACTGTACCTCATCAGGTTAAGTTTAATGCTACCCAAAAAGGTGAAAGAATTATATTAGGGCAAGCAAACTCTCTTATTAACTTTACTGAGGTTCATAAATTCATAACTGGTGAAAAAGTCATCTATATTAGTGATAATGAAACTGGTGTAGGTGGATTATCTACTTCTACATCATATTATGTTGATGTTATCAATGATTATAAGATTAGACTCCATAATAAGTCATGGGAAGCAGTTGCAGGTATCAATACAGTTACATTTACATCATATGGAACTGGTAATCAAGTAATCAAGTCATTTACTAATAAGAATGTAGTAGAATCAGTAAATGTAATAAATGCTGGTTCAGGATATGAGAATAAGAAGAGAGTAGTAGGAACCATTGGAATAAGCACTTCACTTAATACTATCAATATTCCCGATCATGGTTATGAGTCTGGTGAATTGATCGTATACACCTCTCAGGAGACCCCTGTAGACGGTCTAACAAGCGGAAATGAGTATTACGTCACAAAGGTCAATAATGATAGTTTTAGGTTATCTCAAGTCGGTTCTGGTGAAATTTATAGTAATTACTACTATAATACTAATCAGTTCTTAGATTTGATAAGTGTTGGTGTTGGTGCTCATTCATTTAACTATCCAGAGATTAAACTTAAGTTAGTTACTTCTGGATTCACCACTACAGCATATGAAGCAGAATTACAACCAATAGTTAGAGGAGAACTTACTTCTGTTAGACTATCTGATAATGGAGTAGGATATGGATCGTCTGATGTTATCAATTTAGAAAAACAACCTTTAGTAACCTTAGTCAGTGGAGTTAATGCTCAAATTGAAGCAATTGTTGATAATGGAACTATTGTTGATGTTTTAATTAAGAGTCCAGGTAAAGATTACAGTTCTGTTAATTTAGATATTATAGGAACTGGTTCTGGAGCAGTTTTAACACCAATTATTACTAATGGAGGGATAACTTCTATTAAAATAATTCAGGGTGGTGCAAATTACACTTCTGGAAACACTTATATAAATGCAATCTCTTCTGGTACTGGTGCTAAATTTAAAACTAATTTACAGTCATGGAATATCAACTTAGTTAGTAGAAATATCAATAAATTTACTGTTGATGATGGATATCTAGTAGATGGTATAAATTCTAACTTTAGTCTTCAATATTCTCACTTATATGCCCCTAGACAATTAAGAGAAAGAATATTCTCGGTTGATCAAGTTGGTAGAACAATGTATGGCAATTACGACTTAGGAAAAGACCTTGGTGGTAATGAAACAACTTCTTCTCAACACTCACCTATTATTGGTTGGGCATATGATGGAAATCCAATTTATGGACCTTATGGTTACATAACAAAAGCAGGTGGTATTATTGCTCAGATGAAAACTGGGTATAGTAGTAAAGATTCAGTATCATTAGCAAATAGACCTGTAGGATTTCCTGAAGGATTCTTTGTAGAAGATTACAAATATCAAAAAGTTTCTGATGAAACTGTTCTTGATCAGAATAATGGCAGATTCTGCGTAACTCCAGAATTCCCAGAAGGTACATATGCATATTTTGCGACTATTGATGAAGATATTGCAAGTTCAGGTCAATTTGTTGGATATAAGCAACCAGTATTCCCATATTTAATTGGTGATAAATTTAAGTCATCTCCAAATAGCTTTAACTTTAATCAAGATTCAAATCAAGATGATTATAGTTTAATGGGGACTGATTGGGCAAGAAATACTACTCCATACAATTTACATGAAAATGGTATAGATTATAAGTATATTTCTTTACCAAATGAACTAAAACAGACTGCAGATATAACAGGTGTTGGTCCAGGTAAGATAGAATCTATAGGAATTGAAACTGGTGGTACAGGATACAGTGTAGGTGATAAAGTTATCTTTGATAATGCTGATTCAAAGGGAAGTGGTGCATCTGCCAGGGTTTCTATGGTAGATGGTAAAACATTTGATACTATTAGTGTTGCTTCTTCTATTATCACTAATTGTGAAATTTATCCATCAAATTCGTATGAAGTACTCGCTCCTGCTGCTCATAATTTCTTGAATGGTAATTTAGTTACTGTTTCTGGTATATCTACCACATCATCTGGTCTTGAAGGTGTATATCCTATAACAGTTGAGCAAGGATCATTTACTTTAGTTGGTCTTGGTACAGATGTTGCTGCTGGCAATCCAGAAGTTACTGGAATTATTACTTACTTTAATACAAGTGGTGATTTTAGTTGGGTAAACATAAATGACGAATTTGAAGTTGGTGAGCCAGGAGGATTTGATAATCTACCAGAAAAAATTAAAGTTCTTAATAAAGATGAAAGATCTTCTAGAATACGGGTATTAAGAAATGTAGGAGGAGATGTTGGTATTAGTACTGGTGCAAATCTTGCTGCTGATAGTGCTATTGTAGAAGATTCAAAGAAATTTACTATACCAGCAGGTTTTAGTACTACATTTAGTGGTAAAAGAAATACTCAATACTATTTTGACCCTATAGAACAAGTAGGATTTGGACTTACTGTTGGAATGGCATATGTTGCTAGTATCACAAATCCTGGTGCAGGACTATCAATAATACATATCAACACAAGAGGAATATATTTACCAAATCATAATTTAAATACTGGAGATGAAGTAACTTACTCTCCTGATGTAGATCCTGTTTATTCAGGTGATGAGAGTATAGGTATTGCTACTATTATTGGCAATACTGTATCAACTCCTGGTCCTATAGCGGTTGGTCAAAAACTATTTGTTGCAAAGATAAACTCTAACTTAATTGGGTTATCTACTGTCAGAGTAGGTATGGGAACCACTGGTGCTTTTGTGGGTCTTGCAAGCGAATTTAGGGACTCTACAACACTACTATTCAATGGTGCTGGTACTGGAGAAGGACATAGCCTTAAAACAAATTATGAGCAAATTACTGCAACTGTAACTAGACATTTAGCAACTGCCAATCTAACTGAAGAGCATGGATTGACAAATGGGGATAATGTAGTAGTTAGTGTAAATCCTGGTGTTGCTTCAACATATGTTGTCAAATATAATGATTTTAATAGAAAACTAATTCTTAACGAATTATCATTTACAGAGGTTAATGTTGATATAGCAAATGATTCAATTAGAATAGACAATCATGGACTTGTAACTGGTCAAAAGGTTGTTTATACTGCTATTTCACCTTCTGGTGGATTGCAAAATAATAGAATATATTACATCTATGTTCAAGATCATAATATTATTAAATTATGTACAACTCTTTGGGAAACTGAACAATTTAAACCCAATTTTGCTAATATTACTAGTGCTTCTGATGGAAACTTGGGACCAGTAAACCCACCAATTTCTGCGTTTAAAGATTCTACAGTTGTATTTAATGTAGGTGATGCTAGTTTAGCATTTATAAGAGATTCACAACCATACTCAGCATTTGAACTTGATTTCTATACTGATACTAACTTTACAGAACCTTGGAACAATAGAGTTAGTGATATTGTTAGAAATGGTCTTGCTGGTATAAATTCTACTGCTACTGTTAGTATAACAATAGACAGACATGCTCCCGATTCACTTTTCTATAACTTATCTCCGTTATATGAAACTGATCTTCCTCCAGTTAAAGAACAAGTTGCTTTTGATACTGAAGTATTTGATAATAATAAAATAGCAGTTACTGAAAGTGAATTTAGTGGAAGTAGAATAGTTGCTATTGGTGATACTAATAAATTCGACTTTACTGTTGCTCAATTACCTGAATCTACTTCATATAAGAATGGAAATCCAGCATTAAGTTATAAAACATCATCAAGAAGTGCTAATGGTTCTATTTGCAGTATCAGTATTGTAAATGGTGGGGCAAATTACTACTCATTACCAGGTATTACTTCTGTTGCTTCATTTACTGGTAAAGATGCAATTGTTAAACCTTTTAGTACTTCAGTTGGATGTATCAAAAATACTAAAATCAATGATATTGGATTTGATTTCCCTTCAGACCCAACATTAAGACCAACTACAAATTTACCTCAAGTATTAACCTTAGATGCTCTTTCTAGATTAGATTCTGTTGGTATTTCATCTGCAGGTCGTGGATACATTAAAGCACCGACTTTACTTGTCTTTGATGGAAGAACTAAGAAGAGAATTGATGGTATTGAGATAAAGTATAAGTTAGGTGATGATCAAGTATCAATAATCAAGAATAAGGAGAATTTAAATTCTATTATTCCTACAATTTTACCAGTTAATAATACTAATGGAATTGGTATTGCTACGATAGGATTTACTACAGCAACTAAAGAAGTAGTAATTGGATTTAACACTGGATTCAGTCAAGAATTCCCATTAAGTATTGGTGATAAGTTCTTAGTTGAAAACGTTAGTGTTGGAGTTGGTTCCACTGGATTTGGATTCAATTCATCAGAATATGAGTATAAGATGTTTGTTGTTAGTAAGACAACTCCTAATCTTGGTGGTATTGGTTCTATATTCTACAATCTTGATGGATATTTACCATCTGGTGAACAACCTGGTGAATATGATGTAGTTAATTCTGTTGGTAGAGTAATACCTGAAAGAGATTTCCCAATATTTGATATTTCTTTAAAAAATAATATTTTTGCTACAAAAGAAACTATAGTATCTAATAGTGCAACTGGTGTTGTGCAATCTTGGAATCCAGTTACTGGTGAATTAAAAGTTATTTCTAATGATAACTTTATAGTTAATGAGCAAATTATTGGATCATCTTCTGCAGCTAGTGGAATAACTTCTTCTATAAAAACCTTTGATTCTAATATGGTATTAGATGTATCATCGAAGGTATCTAGTGGATGGGAAACAAATTCTGGTTTCTTAGATGATAATCAGCAAAGAATACAAGATAGTCTCTATTATCAAAACTTCTCATATGCACTTAAGTCTAGAATTGCATATGATACTTGGCAAGATGTTGTATCTACCTTAAACCATACTCTAGGATTTAAGAAATACTCTGATTATGATTTAGTTTCCGATTCTTCACTTCCTGAAGGTGGTTCTGGTTATTATATCAAAGGTGGTGGTACAGGTGTTGAAAACCATGTACCTGCATCTATGGTAGTTGGTGTTACTACTTCTTTAACATTCTCTGATGTTGTATCTGAGAATATTGGTGTAGGTAATCTTAATTGTGTTGCTGACTTTGATTTGGTTAGTGAAAATGCATTACAGATTGGTAATAACACTCTATCAAACGAAATAAGATTTACAAGTAAGACACTTACTGACTATTTTGAGTCTATTGGTAACAGGGTTCTTTCTATTGATGATATAAGTCCAACATTCAACAGTAATCCTAGACCTACTCCATTCAGTGTAGTAAGTAACTTTACATTAGCAGATGTAAGAGCTCAGAAGTACATTACTTACGTTAGAGATAAGAGATATCTTGGTGAAAGACAGATTATGATTGTTGATATTATCAACGACAACTACAATGCTTATATCAGTCAATATGCAAGAGTAGAAACTGAATATGATCTTGGAACATTTGATTTCACAGTACAAGGAACTGATGGACAGTTATTATTCTATCCAACAAGAAGTACTGTAAATGATTTTGATATTACATGCTTATCTTACAATATCGATGATAATTTAGCAGGAATTGGTACAACAACTATCGGTAGTACTACTATCAATACTGGTAGTTTTGATATTTCTGGTGGAACTACTACTATTGCTGAGTTTCATGCTAATTATACTCTGGGTGGAAAGGTTCTTGTAGAAATTACAGGATCGAGTAATGAATATGAAATGGATGAACTCAATTTCATAGTTGATGCATTTGGTAAAATTGATATAATAGAATATCCTCAGATAACCACTGATGTTGGGGAAGTTGCTAGTGCTGGTATGGGAACATATCATGCTTATAATGACGGTGTTAAAGTTAAGATTGATTTTATTCCATATCCTGCAACTAATAGATTATTTACAGTAGAACCTTCTGAGGTTAATGATACTGATGACACCATTACTATGGTAAATCATAAGTTATCAACTGGATCTGGATTAAAGTATACAGAAGGTGCATTACCGATTGGTGGTCTTACTGACGGTACAACTTATTATGTTATCAATGTAAGTGCGGATATTATTCAATTAGCAACAACTGAAGAAAATGCAAAAGAAAATATTGCAATAGATCTTACAACTTCAGGAACAGGGCAGCAGTTCTTTAGAGTACTTACAGTAATTAACTGCATCTATAAGGAACTTAATGAAAGTCTTGTTGGTTTTGGAACACAAGTTAATATGAAACATGCTCGTTTAGAGAGCGATGCAGTTCAGATATCTGCATCAGGTATGCCAACTCCACAAGTGATTATGAGGTATCCAACTCAATTGGATGCAACTACTGATGGTTTTGATGGTGCATACTTCATAGCATTTGTTGAAACTGGTGCTCAAGGTACTGCTAGTGCCATAAGATACTTCAGTGAACATATGATTATTGATGATTATAATGAAGGATTACAAACTGGTGAAGTATACGAAGCAGAATGGGGAGTTCTAAGTCATAATAATGTTGCTGGATTAGGTACATTTGGTTATGAACTTGTTAAGAATCCAGGCGGAACTTCATTTGTAGAAGTAACATTTACTGCTCCTGCTAATAAAGCATCGAGAGTAACATATTTCATGAATGCCCTTAAGGTTCAGGATGATTTACAAGATCAAATTACTTTTGATAATGCACTAATTCAATCTGAATCTGGTACTTATGAAGGTACTCATAGTGATATTAAGAGAGCATTTAATTTAACACATAACAACTATCCTATTTTTGATAGAGAATTTGATGGAAGTGATACTGAAATTATTAGTATTTTAGATAATACAATTAAGTTACCAAACCATTACTTTGTTACTGGTGAAAAACTTACATACGAACCAATAGGATTAGGAAGTAGCACTAATATTGGTATTGTTACTACAACTATTTCAGGTATTGGTCAGACTGACAAACTTCCTCGTACAGTTTATGCTGTTAAAGTTGATGAGGAGAAGATTAAACTTGCAGGATCTGCAGAAGATGCATTATTAGGAACACCTGAAATCCTAGACATTTCTAGTGTTGGTATTGGTACAACAATGAGATTTGTTGCCGATAGACAGAATACAAAGGTTATTGTTGCTCTTGATAATATTATTCAGTCTCCAGTTGTATCTACAGCACTAACAACTCATCTAGATCAACAATTATTCACTACAGACAACTTAGTACAAGTTGGAAGTATTACTTCTATATTTGGTGGAGATTTGATTAAGATTGGTGATGAGATAATGAAGGTTGAAGGAGTTGGTATTGGAACCGCTAATGGAATAAGAGTACGTAGACCTTGGTTAGGTACTAAAGTTGGATATGCTGCAACTAGTGCATTAGTTACTAAAGTTCAAGGTAATTATAATATTGTTGATAACGTTCTTAACTTTGTAGAAGCACCTTATGGTAATGTACCATTCAGTTCTACAACAAATGAACCTGATGAGAGAGATTGGGTAGGTATCGAGACTGGATCAAGTTTCCAAGGAAGATCCTTTATGCGTTCAGGTATTCCCGATACATCAACAGAAGCTTATAGCAACAACTATATCTTTGATGACATTTCTTCTGAATTTGATGCGATTAACAGCACATTTACATTAAAAACAGAAGGCGGTAACTTTACTGGTGTTGAACAAGATAATGCAGTTGTTTTAATTAACGACATCTTCCAAGAACCAGGATTAGTTGGTGATTACTTCTTAGAGCAGAGTGCTGGTATTACATCTGTTACTTTTGTTGGTACTGCAAGAACAATTACTAATGATGTTGGTATTTCTTCTTTCCCAAGAGGTGGTGTAATTGTTTCCGTTGGATCTGAAGAAGGTTTAGGATATCAACCATTAGTTGATGCTGGTGGATCCCCTAATGTTTCTATTGCAGGAACAATTGGTTCAGTTAGTGTTGGTAATAGTGGATCTGGATATAGATCTGGAGTTCAGACAGTTGTTAATGTAGGAGTTAGAACAACACCTAACATTACAAGTAAAGTTGTTGATATTGGTACTGCATCAGTATCTGGTGGACATGTTACAGGAATCGCTGTTACTAATCCTCAAGTATTCAATGCACCAAGTGAGATTCAGCATGTAGATTATACAAGAACTAATGGTATTACTACAATAACCACAATCAATCCTCACGGGTTGTCAGAAACTGAAATGGTTATTCTTTCTGGAATAGCATTCACTTGTGATTATGCTCCTGCTGTTAGCATATATGATGCACAATATGACAATGTATCTGGTATAATGACTGTAATGACTTCCACTTCTCATGGAATTGGAAGCGATAAGCAAGTTATATTTACTGGACTTGCAATGACATGTGGATTGGATAATGGTGCTACAACACACGTATATCCAAGAGGAAAAGATATTGCATATGATAGACCAATCAATATCCTAGATGATGGAGCACATTATACAGTAACTAATGCTGTTTATGATCCATATGAAGGTGTGATGACTATCACTATCAACAATCATGGATTTGGTAATGGAAAATTTGTTAAACTACTAGAAGATTCAATATCATTTACATGTGATAAGGATAATTATGAAACAGTTCATGCATATCCAAGAAAAGGTGATCATTCAATTGATAGATGGTTGAAAGTTTATGATGTAACAGTCAATACATTCAAAGTTAATGTTTTAGATTTCACTCAAAGACCTTCATCAAATACTACTATTCATGCATTCCATTCTGCACTTCAAAATGGATTAGTTTACAATAATGGCAAAATAACAGTTGATGTTGGTGCTGCTGGTCCTTCAGATCAATATACACATACTTGGGCTGGAGGAACATCTGCTGATGCGTTATTAACTGGTGGAGATCACACACATAGATTCGTTAGTGCATCAACTGGTGCGGTAGTTACTGGCGGTGATTATAATCATACATTTGCAAGTGCTGTTGATGGTGGAGTTAGTGTAACAGGAATAGGAACCACAACACCAATTGACGCAACTTATGATGCTGCAAAAGGTGAATTAGTACTTACTATTCCAAATCATCCTTATACAGTTGATGATACTGCTACAGTTAATGCAAATGCAGTAACATTTACATGTAAGCAGGATGGTAATACAACCAACCACTCATATCCAAGAGCAACAGATCCAGTAGCAGGAATAGCAACTGCAATTGTAGGAACAAGTCAGAATACTATTACACTTCTTGTAGGTAAATCACCTCTAGTTAAGTATGATGTTACTGATGCATCTTACTTAGGATCTACTGGTAAGTTAGTATTGACAATTGGAGATCATGCATTACGTGGATCATCTACATTCAGTGTCAATAATGTAACTTATGATGGTGTATCTGGTATCATGACCATGACAACTGCATCTGCTCATAACATGTCAGATGGTGATAAGATTAAGATTGCAGATAATGCTATAGTATTCACATGCGGTCAAGATGGTAATAATTCAAACCACTCATATCCAAGAGCAGCAGTTCATAAAGGTAATGGTGTTGTAGAACCAGATCCTGCAAGTAATAAGTGGTTACCAATCAGTAAGGTAACAGCAAATACCTTTACTGTTAGAGTTGTAGATAGAATTCCTTCTACTAACGTAACTCCACATACATTTGTATCAGCAACTGCTAATGGACTAACCAAAGCAGGTGAATCTATCAGAATTTCAGATGATAGTTTGACATTCACTTGTTCAATGGATGATTATGTAAGTCCTCATACTTATCCAAGAGGAACTGATCCAATCTATCAGACATCAGTATCAGTTGCTGCAACAACCAACAATACAATTACATTAGATGTTGGTTTAAGTACTTCTGTTAATTACAGTGTAACTAATGCAGATTATACTGCTTCTACTGGTATTATGACCATGACTCTTAGTGAACCTCATTCACTAGTTGCTGGTAGAAACATTAAGATAGCAAAAGAGTCCTTAACATTCACATGTACTAAGGATGGAAATGCTACACAACATAAGTATCCAAGAAAACCAGATAAGAATTACAATGGTGTAGATGTTATCGGTATTGGAACTTTAGTTCAACATAACGTCACTAATGCAACTTACATACCATCTAATGGTAACTTAGTTTTAACAATTGGTGCTAATCATGGATTAAAAATAGATGATTCGGTCAAGATTAAAACTAATTCATTAGTATTCACTTGTGCGATGGATAGTAATGCTACTAACCATCCTTATCCAAGACTAACTGATCCTATACATGATAAGTTTGTTAAAATTAGTAGTTCTAATCAATCTGCTGGTACAATTACATTAAATGTTGGAACAACTCCAGAAGTTGCTCATAATGTGAGTGCTGCAACATATAATCCCGAATCAGGAGAAATGGAACTAACAATTGGTCTCCATACTCTAACTGCAGGTACAAGTATTAGACTTGCTGCTAATTCATTAAACTTCTCATGCAATAATGGTGGGGTACAGAATAGAACATATCCTCGTGCATCTGGTGCTAATACTAGTAGTGGTGCTGATTACGTATACAATACTTCGATAAAGATTCTATCAGTTACTACAACTACTATTCTAATCAATGTTAATGATCCAGTAAATCCTGGTCCTATTAGTCATAACTATCCACATACATTCATCAGTGCAACTGCTGGTGCTGTTAAGAGTGGTGGTAACTATAATCACACATATGTTGGTGGAACTGTAGCAAATGCAGTTAGTGTTGGATCAACTGTTATTTCTGTTAATATCGGAGTTTCTACAGTACCAACATTCTATAGTTCAGGTGGTAAAGTTCAGCAAGCAATTGTTGCTCCTAGAGCAAAGAACCTTTCACCTAGTGGTGCTGATCCTGCTATTGACGGTAGTGTGGTTGTTAAGGTACTTGATAGTACTACATTTGAAGTTAATAGTGGATTATCAACCAGACATCACAACTATGCAAGAGGTGGTAAGGTTGATCCATTCTTAGATGTTGTAATCGACCAACCACTTTCGTATTCTAATATTCCATTGGTTTACAGTGGATCTGCTGCTGCAGGTGTTGGAACATATGCTACTGCTGATATTATTGTCGGACAAGGTTCTAGTATTATTAGCTTCTCTATTAAAAATAGTGGATATCGCTATGGTGTTGGTGAGAAATTGACTGTTTCCTCTGGTGGTACTTTAGGTATTCCAACAACATCTAACTTTGAAGAATTCCAACTTACTGTTCAAGATATATTCACTGACGAATTTAATGGTTGGTCTATGGGTATGTTACAAACCTTAGACAATGTTGATCATCTATTTGATGCTAATAGAATTAACTTCCCAATAAAAGTTGGTGGTAACCTCATTGCTATTAAATCTTCAGAAGGATCTAATATCAATGTTGAAGATACACTATTAGTATTTGTCAATGATATATTACAGGTTCCTGGTAAAGGATTTAGATTTGACGGTGGTAGTGTAATTACCTTTGGTGAAGCACCTAAGAAAGGTGATACGTCTAAGATCCTATTCTATAAGGGAAGTGGTGATGTTGATGTTGTCTTTAGAAACATAATTGATACTGTAAAACGTGGAGACACATTAGAAATTGATAACGATGTTGAAAGAGGTCAGCATTGGAGTCTAGAAGAAGACGAAAGGATTGCTACTAACATCTTATCAATAGACACTGCTGAAACAGATCCATATACAGGTCCAGGAAACGTTAGTGATTCTAATTTACTACGTCCAGTTACTTGGTGTCGTCAAACTGCTGATATGATTATTGATGAAACTGAGGTAGGTAAGGCAAGAGAATTGTATGAACCAGTTATTTCACCAACTGCTTACATAACTAAAGCAATTTCTGCTGGATCTACTGAAATATATGTTGACAACTTAAGACCATTGTTTGATGGTAAGAATGAGAATAATGTTGATCCATACTTGCTATTCCAGAAGAAAGTTACTTTCGTTGATATGGAAACTCAAGTTGGTGCAAGTGCTACAGCAACAGTTTCTGGTGATGGAATAATTTCAATTACAGTTACTGATGGTGGTGTAGGATATACTACTGCTCCTACAGTTTCTATTCAAAATCCTATTGGAATTGGATCTACTGCTCTTGCTACTGCAACGGTAAACAACACAGGATCTATTTCTGCTGTTTCTATTACTTACAATGGTGAAGGATATACTTCTATACCACAGGTTCTTATTTCTCCACCAACATTAACTGAAGAAACAAAACCAATTAACTGGTTCGCAGGTGATTCTGGAGTAATTGTTGGATTTGGTACTACAACTATTGCTAACAGTGATACTATGTTATTTGACTTCCATATTCCATACGGTTCTGATTTACGTGATGCATCCATAGTAGGATCTGCTATTACATTGAGTCAGATACAGCAAGGTGATTTCTTTGTTGTTAAGAACTCTACAGTTGGTGTAGCACATACTCTAATAAGATCATATGATCTTAATGATACTGTGGTTGCAATAGGAACTGAATTTGTCAATAACATCTACGTTGTAGGTAGTGTTGAGAATAAGACAGTTAATATTCCTGGTGTTGGAGTAACAATGGTAAGAAGAGTAGGTTCTAGAATTACTGGATTATCTACAATTACCTTTGACTCTACAGGAATCACATTTGATAGTGAGATATATACTATGGACAACTCTGTAGTTGGGTCTGGTAATTCCTATGTTGGTACTATCGAGACTCCTATAGGAATTGGTGATTATAGTTGGGGTAAGTTACAAACCAAATCTAAATTACAAAACAGTTACAAATTCTATGGTGGCAATGGTATTGGTGTGGGAGAGACTTCTACATCTGCTACAGGTATTCACACTTCTTCTATCGTAAGAAGATTTGAACCTTTGAGATCAATCAATTACATAGTCTAAATACTTTATAAACTAGGGAATAAGGATGGCCAAACTAGGTATATCAACAGGAACAAGTGCGAATGATGGTACTGGTGATACCCTGAATCAAGCTGGTACTAAATCGAATGCCAATTTTGATGAGGTTTATACCTATCTTGGCGATGGAACTAATTTGGGTTCTACAGGAACTAGTCAGTTAGTTGCTGGTAAATTGCAGGTTGGTGCTGGAGAAAGTACGGGTGATGTTAATATTGCAACATTTAATGGATCAGTTAATGTAAATGGTGGAGATATAAGAGTTGGTGGTGGTGCGTCTATAACAGGAATTGCAACAGTTAAGTCAGATGCGGTTGTTCATGGAAACGTTTATATTCATGCTGGTATCGTAACTGCTGGTACTGGTGTTGTTACTTACTTTGGTGATGGTTCAAGTCTTACTGGTCTAGGTGGTGCTGGTAGATGGACAGGTGATGCTACAGGTATTAGTACATCGAAAATAGTTGGTATCAATACTATTAGTTCTTCTGCTGGTATTGCATTAACAGTTAATGGTCCTACTTATTTGGGTGGGATAACAACTCTTTCAGATGATGTTACTTTCTTAGGTCAAGGGCGAAACATAGAATGGGATAAATCAGACAATGTTCTTTGGTTTAGAACAAATGTGGTTGGGGGAGAATCTTCCAAAGCGTGGTGGGGAGATAGTCCCAGTTTTGGCAACCTTTCGATATACATGGCTCAAGGTGGTCCAGCAATAATCGGTACTCGTCACCAAAACCTACAAATATCAGCAGGAGACAGTAGTGATCTTAATTTGATGTCTGGTAAAGATATCAATATTAGTAATTCAGCAGGAGGAACTTCCTGGTATTTGAGGTGTAAAGAAAATACAAATACTAGTGATCAAAATATACAACTTTATTATGGATATACTGGAAATGAGGCGAATGATGTACGATTAACAACTACTTCTGGAGGAATAGATGTTAATGGGCATGTAGGTGCTTCTGGTTCTATCACTGGTACTTCTTTCTATGGTGATGGATCAAATCTAGAAGGTGTTGCAAGTTCTGGTATTGGATTATCAACAAGAGCAACAATAAACAAACAAGTAACTGGTCTTGGTATTGGTGCAACTGTAAACACTATGTTCTTAGATGGTAGGAAATCTTGGATGTTGCAGAAAGTAGGTATTTCAAGTGCTGCATGGGTAGTCCTTTACACTGATCAAGCAGCAATGACAGCAGACGCAGATCGAAAAGTAACAACAGACCCACTACCTGGTTCTGGTGTAATTGCAGAAGTTAATACAAGTACAGCAGGTGTTAGTACGTTCATAATGAGTCCAGGTATAATGGGATGGAACAATGATGTATCACCATCAGACAAAATATATGTTAAGGTTTGCAATAATGAGACATCCACAGCAAACATTACAGTATCTCTAACAATCGTTCAGTTGGAGGCTTGATAGATGCTCAGTGATATAAAGAGAGAATATATCGTCACTGTTAGAGAGCATGGCGATTTGGGAAATTTTTATGATGAGATGGAAACTTCTGGAAGTGATGGATATTGTCCAGATAGGGAAGTAGAATGTCTTGCCAGAAGAAATGTTAGTAGAAATACACACTATAAGTTAAGTGAATTAGACGTAAGTAAATTAAAAGATCATCCAAATGTAATCAATATAGAATTAGCACCTAATGAAAGAGGTTTAGAAGAAACTCCTCTTTGGGGTCCACAAAGTGGTGATTTCCAAAAGAACACGACTTTTTCTAGTGGTGATCTTAACTGGGGATTAAAAAGAGTTGTTGATGGTGTCCAAACTGCCAATTGGGGAGTTGATGGGCAAATGGTTCTCAATGATACAATACAAACAGGTTCTTCTGGAAAGAATGTTGATCTTGTAATCGTAGATAGTCATGTAAATCATGAACACCCAGAGTTTTGGGTAAATCCTCTTAGTAATACTGGTTCTAGAATGAATCAGATCGATTGGTTTCAATATTCAGCTAATATAGGTGATAGTAACGCTGCTGGAAAAACTTATACTTACAGTGCTACTGGGTATGGTAATCCAGGTCAAAGTAATCACGGAACTCACGTTGCTGGTACTGCTGGAGGTAATACGCAAGGATGGGCAAGAGACGCTAATCTTTATAATATAGCATTTAGTACAGACCTAGTTAATAATCGATCTGGTACATCATATTCTTCTTTTGCAGTTTATCTTTTTGATTATCTAAGAGAATTTCATAAATGGAAGGGTGTTAATCCAAAAACTGGAAGAAAAAATCCAACCATAACAAATCACAGTTGGGGTTATAGTCAAGGTAGTCCAGATCTTAATAGCATTACGAATGTTGTTTATAGAGGAACTAGTACGTCAGTAAGTGGAACAGATGCTGAAAGAAAAGTTATATTAGAAGCAAATGGAGTTCCTTGTCCATATAATACTACCTTGTACAGAGTTCCTGTAAGAGTTAGTTCTGTTGGGGCTGATGTACAAGATGCTATAAATGACGGTATTATTGTTGTCAGTTCTGCTGGTAACTCTTATTGGATGTGTGATTTACCTACTGGTTCTGATTTTAACAATTATTATCAAATTGGTGCATCAACATATTATCATTCTAAAGGATCAAGTCCAGGTGCAGATGCTAATGCAATATGTGTAGGTTCTGTTGGTGATGTTAAAGATGAATATAAATCCAGTTTTAGTAATATAGGTGCAAGAGTTGATATCTTCGCTCCAGGGTCAAATATCATTTCTTCCGTTTTTGATACTACTGCATCTACAGAAGGATATGGAACTCTAGTAAATGATCCAAGAGATGCTAATTTTAAACTAGCAGATATTGATGGAACTAGTATGTCTGGTCCCCAAGTTGCTGGATATCTTGCATGTCTTGCAGAACAAGAACCAAATATGACTCAGGAAGATGCAATACAACATATAAAAGATTTTGCAAAAGCAGATCAAGTTTCTTCAGATGGTTCTGCAGCAGGTTATGGTGAAGCAGAATGGACAACAGCAGGAACCTATACATGGACGTGTCCTGCTGGCGTAACTCAGGTGTCTGCTGTAGTAATTGGTGCTGGTGGAGGGGATAGAAATGCTGGTGGAGGTGGATTGGGATGGAAAAATAATATCCCAGTAACAGCAGGTCAGACATATACCGTAGAAGTTGGAGCAGGAAGTGCCAATTTATCTGGTGGAGATTCATATTTTATAAATTCGACTACTGTTAATGGTGAAGGTGGAAGAAATACTGCCAATGGTGGAACTGGTGGAACTTATGTAGGAGATGGTGGTGGTAATGGTGGTAGTGGTAACACGAATGATAATGGTGGAGGCGGTGGTGCTGGTGGATATTCAGGAAATGGTGGAATGGGTGGATATTATGGCAACACTCAGGGAGCAGATGGTACTGGAGGTGGCGGCGGTGGCGGCGGTGGATGGTCAACTGGAGTTGCTCAAGGTGCTGGTGGTGGTGGAGTAGGAATATATGGTGAAGGAACTAATGGTGTTGGTGGTAATAGTCAAGCAGGTGGTGGCGGTGGTTCTGGTGGTACTACTCCAAGTGTTAGTGCAAGTGCTCCAAATGGTAGAGCTGGTGGATTATATGGTGGTGGAGCAGGAACATATACAGCTGGTGGTTACCAATCTTGTAGAGGAGGTGGTGGTGCTGTTCGTATTTTATGGTGGTCTGATCCATCAACTGCAAGGACTTTCCCTTCAACCAATGTATCAAAAATGACGTTGTGGTCGCAAAATTACAAAGATCTAGCTAATAGTAATAATAGATATCTTTACTTTGAGAAAAAACGACCTGATTCTGCTATAGTATATCCACATGAAAATTGGAAGAATAGAACTAAGAATGCTAAGAATTATACTATTGGAGTAACTAATTCTGGTGCATCTGCATATGTACTTAATGGAACTGATGGTAGTGGAAATATTAGTGGAAATAATGTATCAGTACAAGCTAGAGTTGGAGATACATTAACATTCAATGTTAGTGTTACTGGACATCCATTCTGGATTAAGACAGCAAATACTACTGGTACTGGTAGTGGTGCAGATGGTGTAACTAACAATGGTATTGAATCTGGAACTGTTACTTGGACTCCATCTTCTCCTGGAACTTATTATTATATCTGCCAATATCATGGTGGAATGGTTGGAACTATTACAATTACTGATGGAGGTCTTACATATCCAAGACCAAGAAAGGTAATAACTAAGACAGAACAATTCCCTGATTCCTATCAGTGGAACTTTACTATTGGACATGGTGGTTCTGGTTGGTATCACGTAGAGGAAGGTTATGATAGAAATGGAACAGTACAAGAAGCAAATAATGCAACGATTACTATAAAGACAGGAGATGTGTTGCAATTAACCATAATTGCTAGTGGTCATCCTTTCTATATTAGTAATAGGGAAGGTACTGGGCAACCATCACCTTCCGAAGTTCCAAGTGGACTTACTAATAACGGCACTCAAAATGCTGTAGTAGTTTGGGATACCGCAGGTGTCACTCCAGGTACTTATTGGTATAACTGCCAATACCATGCCTCTATGCGTGGTAACATCGTTATAACTTCCTAAATAAATAAATAAAAACTCGGTCAAAATGTCTGCAATTATAACCGATCAGATTAGAATATTAAACGCAAAGAATTTTGTTGCTGGTGTAGCTAGTAGCGAAAATTCTTACTATTCTTTTATAGGTCTACCTAATCCGTCTGATGTTCAGAATAATTGGGACACTGATCCACCTACTCCAAAAGATTCATTCGATCAAGAGAGGTCATATTATGACACTATGATTGCAATGAAGAAAATTAACAATGCAGATATTAGACAGGTTGTAACCAAAAGAATTTGGAAGTCTGGTACAAAATATGACATGTATCGTCATGACTATAGTAGGTCAAATACATCGGCAATATCTAAGGCAACTAATTTATATAATGCATCATATTATGTTATAAATGATGATTACCGAGTCTATATGTGTCTACAAAATGGCACAAGTCCAGACTATCCAAATGGACAAATTTCATTAGATCAACCAACATTTACTGATTTAGAACCAAGATCCGCAGGAACTAGTAATGATGGATATATTTGGAAATATCTTTTTACTATTAAACCGAATGAAATTATAAAATTTGAAACTTCTGATTTTATTCCAGTTCCACAGGAATGGAGTACTTCTGCAGATAATGCTCCTGTTAGAGACAATGCAATTGACGGTTCTGTTAAGATAGTTACTGTTCAAAATGCTGGTGTTAATGTTGGAGCAATATCAACATCATATACAAGAGTTCCTATCAATGGTGATGGAAATGGTGCAGAAGCAACAGTTGTTGTCAATAATGATTTAAAAATAGATTCTGTTACGATATCTAGTCAAGGTTCTGGATATACTTACGGTACATTAGATTTAGCAGCAGGTGGAGTTCCTATTGCGACTACTCCTGCAGAATTTAATGTTATTATTCCACCATCAGGTGGTCATGGTGCAGATATATATCGTGAACTTGGTGCATTTAATATTTTAATGTATTCAAGACTAGAGAATGATACAGAAAACCCTGATTTCATTACTAATAACCAGTTTGCTAGAATTGGTGTAGTAGAGAATCCTCTTGCACCTAACAGCACACTCCCTTTAACATTAGATAAAGCAAGTGCATTGAATGCAATTAGATTGACTGGTATTGGATATAGTTCTGCTACATTCACTCCAGATGCCACCTTTATTCAAACAATAGGTACAGGTCTTACTGCTGCTGGTAGAGTAGTTAATTACGATCAAACAACAGGAGTGTTAAAGTATTGGCAGGATAGGGTTGGATTTAATACAGTTGGTTCTGCTGTAACAGATGCACCATATGGTTATGAACAACTAGAATTTACTAGCAGTCCTTCTACTGGTGGTACTCTGGTAATAACTCCATCAACTGGATCAAATTTACAGATAGACTCCTCCTTTAGCGGTTTCAGCACCTCTATAAATAATAGGACATATAATCTTGGTCAAGATTTTACCGACGGTATTTCTGCCCCTGAAGTTAAAAGATATTCAGGAAACATTATTTACGTTGACAACAGACCATCTGTAAACAGATCTGTAAACCAAAAAGAAGATATTAAAGTCATCTTGCAATTCTAAAGGATTATAAAGTATTATGCCACAGCAAACTAACTTAAATGTAGCACCATATTTTGATGACTTTGATTCGTCTAATGATTACCATAAGGTTTTATTTAAACCTGGGTATCCAGTACAGGCGAGAGAATTAACAACGCTACAATCTATACTTCAAAACCAAGTTGAGAAGTTTGGTCAACACTTCTTTAAAGAAGGTCAGAAAGTAATACCTGGAAATATTTCTTATAGTAGATCCTATTACGCTGTAAAATTAAATAATACTTATCAAGGAGTACCTGTTTCTGCATTTGCAGAGCAATTAGTAGGAACACAAGTTACAGGACTTGTATCTGGTGTTAGTGCTGCGGTTGATAAGGTATTGCTTCCTGCAGATTCTGAAGAAAATACTTTAACCTTATATGTGAATTATATCGGTGCTAATACCACTAATAATTCTACTCAACAATTTAATGATGGAGAAGAGTTATTCTGCAACACTACATTAGTATCTGGATTATTAGGTAATACTACTATTACTTCAGGAACTTCTTTTGGATTAACTCTATCCAGTAATAATGCAGCTACTGGATCATCTTTCATGATAAATGAAGGTGTTTATTTTATTAGAGGGCAATTTATAACTGTAGATAAAGAGACTTTAATTTTAGATCAGTATTCAAATACACCTAATTATAGAATTGGTCTAAACATAGTAGAAGAAATTGTCAATGCAGATTTAGATGAATCGCTGAATGATAATTCACAAGGATATAATAACTATGGTGCACCTGGTGCTGATAGATTAAAGATAACTGCAAGTCTATTTAAAAAGTCATTAGATGATTTTGATGATAATAATTTCATAGAATTAGGAACTGTAAAAAATGGTGACCTTAGAAGTAAAACAAAAACAGGTTCATCTGGAGCAACTGCTTTTGATGATACTGTAGCAGAAAAGATATTTGATACTGATGGAGATTTTACTGTAAAGGATTTTGATAGTGTTGTTGCAGAATCTCTAGATGATGGATTAGGTAACAATGGAATATTTAAAGAGGGTGAGTTTACATATGGTGGACAACCTGCTGCAGATGATAAGATAGTCTACAAGATGTCTCCTGGTAAGGCATATGTCCGTGGATATGATGTTGAGATACCAGAAAGTGTTTTCTTAGATGCTCCTAAAACACGTACTACAAAAGAAATTAAGGATGAACCTATTGAGTATAATACAGGAACAACCTTTACTTTAAATAACGTACATGGAACACCTGCAATTGGATTAGGTAATACTTATACTGTAAGTTTAAGAGATGATAGAACTTTTGTTGTAGGAGCAGATCCAACATATAACTATGGTAAAGAAATTGGTGTTGCTAGAGTATATGATTTTAAACTAAAGTCTGGGTATGTATCTGGAACTTATTCTGGTGTATCTCAGTGGGATGTTAGTCTCTATGATATACAAACAGTAACTGAATTAAGTGTTAACCAAGCAGTTACACTTTCCACTCCAACCTATGTTAAAGGTTCTAATAGTGGTGCAACAGGATTTTTGAAAGATAGTGTTACTGATGGATCTACTCTTAATCTTTATGAAACAGAAGGTACTTTTATACCAAGTGAATCTTTAATATTCAATGGAATACCAAACGGTAGAATATCTACAGGAATCACTGCATATGGAGTATCAGATGTTAAAGGATTATTTGTAACAGGAGGTTCTTCTACTGGTTTTAGTACTTTTAGTGCGGATATAGTACAAAGACCTGTATTGAATGTTGGTATTGCTAGTATTACTAAATCATTCTTCTGGGATGCTGATCCTAAGACAGTAGGAAGTGAACAGATTCATACTGGATTATCTACAGTTTCATTACCTGTAAAATTCCCAGTTAATGATTTCTTTAAATCTGGAGATTTGGTTCAATTTACTAATCCAGATAAGCAAGATACTCCAGTAGTTGGTGTTGTTACTTCTGTTAATTTTGCCACAAATGCTACTGGTGCTATTTCAACAAATGATTTACTCATTAAGAATGTAACAGTTAACCCTGGTGTTGCTGGTGCTTTACCTACAACTGATGTAGTTTCTCAAGATTTTGCAAAGATAAATTCTACATTAACAGATTCTGCTGATAATAGTCTTTATACCGTATTACCTAAAAAACATATATCTGATATTGATCTTACTGATGCATATATTACTATACGTAAGAAATTTGATATTACTCAGACAAATGGAGAAACTGCTTCTTCTACTATCCCAACAGGTGCAGAGGGTGAGTTCTTCTTACCATTTAAATCAGAAAGATATAGTTACTTTAGTAGTACAGGTCAACAGTATGAATTGAATGAAGATAACATAGAGATTTATACTGACAATAATGGTAGAAGTGCTCTTAAGTTTAAAGGATTTAATCCAAGTGAAGATGGTACTGAAAAGCAAGTAATTGCTACATTACAAAAGAAAAATCCAAAATCAAAATTAAAAATAAGAAATGCTGTTAATAGTATTGTTGTAGATAAGTCTTCTAATGCTGAATCTGGTATAGGTGCAACTACTGCCAATGATGGATTAACATTTGGTACTTATCCATATGGAACAAGAGTTCAGGATGATCTAATATCTCTTAATAATCCAGATATTATCAATCTATATGGTGTATTTGAATCTTCAGATACAACTGATCCATCTGCTCCTAAGTTAACTCTAACTAATATTGCTAGCCCATCAACTACAACTGCTGATTTCTTATTAGGAGAAATCTTTACTGGAGAATCAAGTGGTGCAGTTGCTATTGTTGCTGAGATAGTTGATGATTCAAAAATTTGCTTACTTTATAGGAATGATGAAATATTTAAAGAAGGTGAAAGAATATTAACTAGTGAGTCAAACATATACTCATCTATTCAAAAACTAGAAAATCCAAGTTTTGATATTTCTGATAATTATACTTACAATAGTGGTCAACAATCCACTTTCTATGATTATGGATTTATAACTAGAAAAGATGAAAATGAAGCACCTGATAGAAAAATAAAAATATATTTCTCTACAGCATCATTTAATTCCACTGATACTGGAGATATTACTACAGTAGATTCTTATAAGAACTTTAACTTCTCTAAAGAAATTAAGTCAATAGACGGTCATAGAAACACTGATATTATTGATATCAGACCAAGAGTTGATAATTATACAGTAACTTCTGCTGCTACTAGATCTCCTTTAGAATTTTATGGTAGAACATTTGCACAAACAGGTAATACTGCTCCAAATATTCTAGCATCTAATGAACAACTTCTAGTATCATTCTCATATTATCTTGGTAGAATTGATAGAATATTCTTGAATAAAGATGGTACATTCCAAATAAATTATGGAGAACCTGCTGATCTACCAGATTTTCCTAACAGAGTTGATGATTCTTTAGAAGTATGTCAAGCAACTCTTCCTCCATATGTTTATGATGTATCAGAAGTAAAAATTAACTTCTTAACACATAAAGGATATAAGAATTCTGATATAAGGAAATTAGAAAATAGAATTAACAATCTAGAATACTATACAGCACTTTCATTATTGGAATCTAATACCAATAATATGTTTATTGCTGATAGAGATGGTGCTAATAGGTATAAGGCAGGTTTCTTTGTTGACAATTTCAATTCATTCGATTCTCAAGAAGATAATATTGAATTCCAAAATAGTATTGATAGAGCAAATAAGCAATTAAGACCAAAGCACTTTACCGCTTCAGTTGATATGATATTTGGTCCTGTGACCAATGTTGATCCTAATGAAGATCTAGCGTTTGCAGAAGCTGGTGGTATTAACGTTAAGAAAACTGGTGATGCTTTAACTTTAGGATATTCTGAAGTTGAGTGGTTGAAACAATCTTTCGGAACAAGAACTGAAAGTGTTACTCCTTTCTTAGTACCTTTCTGGCAAGGAAGTATTGAATTAACACCTGCTGGAGATACATGGGTTGATACAGTCAATATTGAACCAAGAATTATTAACAGACAGGGTAACTTTGCTTCTACTATGGCAAATGCTCAAAGGAGGTTTAATGTAGATCCTCAATCTGGATTTGCACCTACTGTATGGAATTCTTGGCAGACAACATGGACAGGAACCGAAACTGATGTTAGCACTCGTAGAGTAACTGGAGGAGTAGAAGGAGTTACTACTCAATGGCAAGGACGTAGATTAGTTCAAAGAACAAGAAGAACAGTAAATGAAGAAACACTAAATCAGCAAATAAGTCGCACAGATTCTTCTAGAAGTGGAGTAAGAACTCTTGTTGTTGAAGATATAAACAATACTTCACAAGGTACAAGACTGATAAGTAGAGAACTTTCACCAGCAGTAAGATCTAGAAATATTACTGTTGATGGTAAGAGATTTAAACCTAAGAAGAGGTTGTATGCATTCTTCGATGGTCAGGATGTTAATAGATATGTATTCCCTAAACTACTAGAAATTAGTATGTCATCTGGGGTATTCCAAGTTGGTGAAAATGTTATTGGAGAATCACTTAGATCAGGATCTTCAGGAACTTGGCCAAGTACAACTACTCCATCAATATCTTTCAGAGTTGCTTCAGCAAATCATAGAGAAGGTGTATTCAGTTCTCCTACTGAAGTATATGGAACAAATCCATATAATGATGGTACTTTATCCTCTTCATATACTGGAGCATCGACTATACTCAATATTGACTTATATTCATTATCAAATGAACCACAAGGAGATTACTCTGGTTGGATAGAAAGTGGAATGGTTCTTCGTGGTCAAAGCAGTGGAGCACAAGCAACAATTACTAATGTTAGATTGATTCCTGATAGACATGGTATTCTACAAGGAAGTTACTTTATTCCAAATCCAAGTGAAACAAATCATCCAAAATTTGAGGTTGGAACTAAGGTCTTTAGTCTAATAGACAATCCAAGTAACTCAGCTAAAGGTGCAGATACAAGAGGTGAAGAAGATTATATTGCTAGAGGATTTGTTAATACTGTTCAGGAAACTATTATTTCTGTTAGAAATGCAAGAATAGAGCATAGAAGACAGCAAGAAGATAGAGTAACTAGGACAGCAATTGGTACTGCTCAAGTAGTAGGTACTCGTGCTATCGGTAGTAATACAACAGAAAGAACTCTTGCATGGAATAATAATAGTGATCCTCTTGCAGAATCTTTCATAGTTGAAGATGAAACTGGTATTTACTTAACCAGATTTGATTGCTTCTTTAAGAGTAAGGATGATATGGGTGTTCCCGTTACCTTACAAATTAGGTCAACGACCAATGGATATCCAACACAAAAGGTTATTCCTTTCTCAGAGATATCTTTAAATCCAGAAGATGTTGTTCTGTCTGATGATGGATCTGTTGCAACTTCATTCCAATTCAAGTCACCATTATATCTTGAAGGTGGAGTAGAGTATGCAGCATGTTTATTATCAAACTCTACAAAATATAGCGTATTTATTTCTAGAGTTGGTGAAGAAGATCTAGTTACAAAAACATTCGTTTCACAGCAACCTTATCTAGGATCTCTGTTTAAGTCTCAAAATGCTTCTACATGGGAACCAAGTCAATGGGAAGATCTTAAATTTACTCTTTACAGAGCAGATTTCGTAGAGTCTGGATCAGTTGATATTTACAGTCCTACTCTTGGAAAAGGAAATGATCAAATTGCAAGATTGCAACCAGATTCATTATCACTCAAATCTAGACAGATAAGAGTTGGTCTTGGTACAACTACTGCAGATGCTACTATTGAATTTGGAAATACAATATCTCAACAAGGATCTCAGGCAACTGGTAACTATGTTGGATCAGCAGGAAGTGCTACTGCTTTACAGATAACAAATGCTGGTATTGGATATACACCACTTAGTGGTTCTGCTTTAAATTATAGTAACATTTCACTAGAAACTATTACTGGACAAGGTAAGGGTGCTAAAGCAGTTGTTACTGTAAATTCTGGTGCTGTAACTGCTGTTACAATAAATGGTGCTGGTGCTTTAGGTGGAAATGGTTATGTGGTAGGTGATGTAATTGGTATTAGTTCTCTAGGAACACAAGGAGCTGGTAGAAACTTTAGAGCAACTATCACTACTATTGGTGCTGCTAGTCAGTTAATTGTTGATGGTGTTCAAGGAGACTTCGTAACTGGTGCAGGTAATACTGTTATGGTTACACGTAGTAATGGAATTACTACAGGATTTAATGATTTCAATGGTGGAGATGTTCAAATCGATGCTCTTGATATTGGTGAAGATGGTTTACATGTTAAAGTTAATCATAGAAATCATGGAATGTACTTCCAAAATAACTTGGTAGGTATCAGCAATGTAACGTCTGATATTAAACCAAGTAGATTAACAGCAGCATATGTAGTTGATTCTACAGATGGTATATCAGTAGAAGATGGAACTATATTCTCAACCTTTGAAGGAGTTGGAGTTGGAACGACTAATAGAGGATATGCAAAAATTGGAGATGAAGTTATTGAATATACTAATGTTACTGGTAATGTAATAGGTGGATTTATTGCTAGAGGATCTAATGTAGTTAAGCAGAACTATTCAACAGGAACAGAAATTTATAAGTATGAACTTGGTGGAGTTAATTTACATAGAATTAACAAGACACATAATTTATCTGATGTAACTAAATCAGATCCTATTACTTTTGATTCATATCATATTAAACTTGATATGTCTGAGAAGTTTAATGTAGATAATGATGATAGAAGTGATAACAATGGTTATCGTGCTCTATACCTTGACAGAAATCAATCTGCTGGTGGATGGGAGTCATTCGCTACACAGAACATACCATTTGAAATTGTTACTCCAATGGTTCAAAACGTGACACCTGAAGGAACTGCTATTAAGTCTACAATTAGAACAGTTACTGGTCAGAGTATTGATGGTACTGAGACTCCTTGGGTTAACTTTGGTGTAGAACCAGTAACATTGAATGAGGCAAATTACTTAGATACTCCTAGATTGATTGCATCCAAAATAAATGAAGATGCTAAATTGAATACTGTAGTTGAGGGTAACAAATCAGTTAATATGAAACTAACTCTTAATACTGTTGATAGTAGAGTAAGTCCAATTATTGATACCCAAAGAATGAGTTTAGTTACGACTTCTAATAGAATCAATAATGCTATTAGTGATTTTGCAAATGACTTTAGAGTAAATACTTTAGGAAGTGATCCATCTGCATTTAAATATATCTCTAAAGAAGTTGCAATGACTAATTCTGCTACTTCCTTGAAAGTTATTGTTGATGGTTATCTTAATAACTTCTCTGACATAAGAGCATTCTATGCTATTAGTGAAAAAGAAGGATTTACTCCTATCTTTACACCTTTCCCTGGTTATAACAACCTAAGTGGTTCAGGTCAGATTATTGATAAAGAGAAGAGTGATGGTAGATCTGATACTTTAATTCCTAGTCAAAATGAATACAACTTTACTCCAGATGAATCTGAGTTCAGTTCTTATTCGTTTACTATTGACAACTTACCTTCATTCAGATCATACAGACTTAAGTTTGTATTAACATCTACCAGTCAAGTTCATGCACCTAGATTATCTAATCTAAGGGTCATCGCTTTAGCATAATGTTTAAAGTAAAAGGACATGCGGATCTCTCTAGAGATCCTAATAGCAATGCTATCATCAACACAAATACCTTAGAGTATGACAAATACATCGCTAGGCGTAGTGTTGGTGTCGAAAAAGATGAAAGAGTTGATGTTATTGAAAAGAATTTGTCAGATTTAAAAAGTGAAATTAACGAAATTAAATCACTATTAAAGGAGATAGTCATCAATGTCAAATAAGAATATAACCTTTAATACTGACGCAGGTGTTCCTGCAGCAGCAAATCTAGTAATAACTACTGGTTCTAGTTTTGAAACAACATTCACTGTTGTTGATACTAGTAATACTGCTTTTGATTTTACTGGATATACTGGAACTTCTCAAATGGCAAAGAGCGTCGCAGTGGGTGCAACGTTCGGTGCTGTTGGGACATTCACCGTTGGTGTTACCAGTGCATTGGGAGGTAAAATAAAGATCTCAATGTCTGAAGAAGATACCAGAACATTATCAGAAGGTAGGCATGTTTATGATGTAAATGTGAAAACTGGGAGTACTATTAGTAAGTTAGTCAATGGAAATATCCTGGTTTATGCAGGTATTTCTTCTACACCCTAAATATTATATAAGGAGCATCTGTGTAAATGGCACAACCAGCAAGTAGACAACAACTAATAGATTATTGCAAGAGGCAACTTGGTGCTCCTGTATTGGAGATTAACGTTGCTGATGAACAAGTCAATGACTTGGTTGATGATGCTGTTCAGTATTTTCAGGAAAGGCATTTTGATGGTGTATCACAATCATTTTTAAAATACAAATTAACACAGAATGATGTTGATAGGGGAAGAGCAAGAGGAGGAATCAATGATCCAACAGCAGGTATAACAACAACTACAGCAACCGCAACTATTGACGGTGCTGCAATGCAGTTTGATTGGGAAGAAAATAGTAATTATTTACAAGTTCCACCAGAGATTATTGGTGTTACTAAGATATTCCACTACGATGGAACAAATGCCATGTCAAGTGGTATGTTCAGTATTAAGTATCAGATGTTTTTAAATGATATTTACTATTGGGGTGCAACAGAATTATTAACTTATGCAATGACAAAGACATATTTGTCAGACATTGATTTCTTATTAACAACACAGAAACAGATAAGATTTAATCAAAGAATGGATAGATTGTATATGGATGTTGATTGGAGTAATGTTGGAGTGGGTGATTATATTGTTATGGATTGTTATAGAGCAGCAAATCCAAATGATTATGTACGAGTTTGGAATGATTCATTCCTAAAAAGATACTTGACTCAATTAGTGAAACGTCAATGGGGTCAAAATTTACTTAAGTTCCAAGGAGTTAAATTACCTGGTGGGGTAGAGTTGAATGGACGGCAAATCTATGATGATGCTCAGAAAGAGCTTGATAACATCAGAGAACAGATGTCCAATACATACGAATTACCACCATTAGACATGGTAGGTTAATATAGTGCTTAATCCATACTTCCAACAAGGAGCTAAATCAGAGCAAAATCTGATACAGGATATAATCAACGAACAGTTGAAGATGTATGGTGTTGACATACATTATCTTCCTAGAAAATATATGGGAGAAAAAAGTGTTATTAAAGAAGTTGTTAATTCCAAATTTGATGATGCATATCCTATAGAAGCATATATTGATAACTTTGATGGATATGGAGATAACCCAGTTTTACTATCTAAGTTTGGTATCCAACAGACCAATGAAGTAACTCTGATTATATCAAAGGAAAGATTTGAGACTTATATTTCTCCATTGATGAAAGGAGAGGAGAATGTAAAACTCACAACTAGACCTAAAGAAGGGGATCTAATTTACTTCCCATTGGGAGATAGATTATTTGAGATTAAGTTTGTAGAGCATGAAAAACCATTCTATCAGTTACAGAACACTTATGTTTATGAACTGCGTTGTGAACTCTTCCGTTACGAGGATGAGATTATTGCAACTGGTGTTGAGGAGATTGATAATGAATTAGTTGGAGATAATCTAGCAGATGGTGAATCGGAAGATGGTATTTCTACAATACTTGGAGTAACACAAACACTTTCATTAGTGGGAACAGGTGCAACTGCATCTGCATTTACAGGAGTTATACCTACAGGTGGTATCACATACATCACTCTATCTAATAGGGGAGGTGGGTATCTTGACACACCTGTTGTTGGATTATCATCTGCACCTAGTGGAGGAATAACAGGTATATTAACTGCAGCAATGATTGGTGGTATACAAGTATGCAACTTGAATGTAAATGCTAATCAGAAATCAGTACAGAGAGTAGATATAGTTAATCCAGGTTTTGGATATACTACTGCTCCAGGTATTGCTATCACTAGCACTAGTGGTACAGGTGCTGCTGGAACAGCATATATTGGAGATGGGACTGTTGGAGTAGTTACACTTACTACAGGCGGTTCAGGGTTCACTACAGCACCTACAATCACCTTTAGTGCTCCTATAGGCGTAGGAACCACTGCTACAGGTGTTGGTGTGCTAAATGCTGCAGGAAGTCTAATCGCTATCAATATAACTAATGCTGGTGCAGGATATACATTAGCACCAAATATTACTATTGGTGATCCATCATTAGATTCTACTGGTGACTATAACTTCAATGAAATGGTAACAGGTGCTGTCAGTGGTGCTACTGGAAGAGTAAGATCTTGGAATACTGTTAAGAACGAATTGGAAGTTGCTTCAGTTAGTGGAACATTCTCTATTGGAGAGAAGATTGTTGGAGCAATATCAGGTGCATCTCATGCATTAAGGAGGGCAGATGATATGCCAGATAGTGATGAATTTGCAGATAATTTCGATATAGAAACGGAAGCAGATAAGATTTTAGACTTCTCAGAAACCAATCCATTCGGTATTCCCTAAATAATATACCAGGACTATAACAATGTTTGAGTATTTTTATAACGAAATTCTTAGGAGGACTATTATTTCCTTTGGTACTTTGTTTAATGGGATAACCGTTAAGCAAGAAAATTCTAGTATCAAAGTGCCATTGGCATACGGTCCTACTCAAAAATTCTTGGCAAGATTAGAACAATCACCAGATCTCAATAAGTCCACTGCAATGACATTACCTAGAATGTCATTTGAGTTTACAGGTCTTACATATGATCCTGCTAGAAAGGTTACAACGACACAAAGATATACTGTAAAAGATCCGACTGATGGTAAAGAAACAACTAAAGTTTTTATGCCTGTACCATATAATATGCAATTTGAACTTGCTATTATGTGTAAGTTGAATGATGATGCATTACAGATTACAGAACAAATATTACCTTATTTCCAACCAGCATATAACGTATCAGTAAATTTGGTTGGTGCTATTAACGAAAAGAGAGATGTTCCGATTATATTAGAAAATATTACAATGCAGGATGATTATGAAGGAGACTTTACTCAGAGAAGAGTACTTCTTTATACTTTAAGATTTACTGCTAAGACTTATATGTTTGGTCCTGTTACATCTGCTACCAAGGATATCATCAAGAAGTCTACTGTTACATATCTATCTGGAGAGAAGAGAGGTACAGCAGCAAGAGATGTTACTTACTCTGTAAAACCAAGAGCAGTTAAGAACTATACAGGTGATGTTGCTATCATAGCAAACCTTGCAAATGATATTTCTCTAACAGATACGATGATTACTGTTGAGGATTCTTCTAAGATAACTATCCCATCAAGTGGTAAGTTATATGCAGATCTTGGTGGTGAAGAGATATGGATTAAGTCTAAGGATGGTAATGATATAACAATAGAAAGAGGACAAGATAGTACAACTGCAGTTGGTCACTTAAGAGGAGATGCTATTAAGTCTATTACTGAGGCAGATAGCGTTCTTATCGAAGAAGGTGACGACTTCGGATTCGACGGGAATACATTCTAATGAAACAATTAGATAAAGCATTTAACATCACTCCTGAAGTGGTTTCAGAAGAACCTAAACCTGTGGTTAAAGAAAAACCAGATAGGTTGACTAAGAATGATGTTGAGAAAGATTATGACTATACAAGAGGTAATCTTTATAGTATTATCGAAAAAGGTCAAGAAGCAATTGATGGTATTCTCGAACTTGCTCAAGAAACTGAGCAACCAAGAGCATATGAAGTTGCTGGTCAGTTGATTAAGAGTGTATCTGATGCAACTGATAAGTTAATGGATCTTCAGAAGAAACTGAAGGATGTTGAAGAAGAGAAGACTAAAACAACCAATGTTACTAATAATGCATTGTTTGTTGGGTCTACTTCAGACTTAGCTAAGTTAATCAAACAGCAAAATCAATGAAGAAATTCAGAGACTTTCTTAAAGAACAACCCACCAACGTTTCTGGTGGTGTTGCTAAATTTGATAAGTATCTGTTTCCTATTGATGATGATACATTAACTCAGGACTATCAAACACCCTATGGGTTGAATTATAGATTGTCTAATATCTTTCCTGTAGAGAAACTAACCCTTCAGGATATAGATACTATGACAGATGCTTCTAAGAAGTATGTCAACATGCAAGACGAGAGTGCTAGGCAACGAACTATGAAGAATTATTCACAATTCATGGAAGAAACCAAGTTTAAAACTTGTCCTTCTGGTAAATATTGGTGTTTCACGGATAAAAAATGTAAACCTATTCCTCGTGGATATTATGTTGGTGCGAGAGGAAGATTAGAAAACGACTCAGAAGAAGGAGAGACTAAAACTAATGGAAACACAACTAATGGTAATAGCGGTGTGGACGGTGGTAATGGCAGCAGCAGTAGTAATGGTGGTGGGAACGGTGGCGGCTCTAATGGGGGAGGATCATGAAGATTAACTTACCTTTAAAAATAGAAATCCCTAATACCCAAGCAGAATTTGATTTGGGTTTGATGTTTAGGGAAAGTCTGGAACAAGATACTGGAATGCTTTTTGCATTTGCAGAGGATGGTGAGCATTCTTTTCATATGAGACATACTACTATTCCTCTTGATATTGCATTCGTTACTGAAGAAGGAGTTATAGAAAGTATTAAACAATTAGAACCTTTAAGATCTTCTCCTGTCTATCCAGAAGGCAATATTCGTTATGCATTGGAAGTAAATAGAGGATGGTTTGTTGAGAATAATATTGATGTAGGGTATAATATTTTTGTAGATGATTGGAGAAATGACTATAAACCAACAGAGATTGAATCAATTGATCTTATTAAACCAGAACCATTAGTAGGTGTACTTGATGAGTCTACAAGAATACCAACTGAAATAGGTAATCTTATAGATGTTTATTTGGCATGGAGAGGAAGAAACTATATGATTAAGATGTTCTTCCCTCAAGTATCAAAACCATCTAAAAAAGAAGTAATAACACAAGTGAGTAAGGTTTATCCTGGTTGTAAGGTTTGGAACTATGAACGTACAGACTATGTTCCTGGTCAACCGTTCTTGCGAATAGGAACGTAATTATTATTTTTTATTATGAAAAGAGACGAAATATACTTAGGTAACCCCAATCTAAAACGGGCAAATACTACTATAGAGTTTACTCAAGAACAGATTCTTGAGTTTATGGCATGTAGGGAAGACCCCGTTTACTTTGCACAGAATCATGTCAAGATCGTTACTCTTGATAAAGGTTTGATGCCATTTGAACCTTATGACTTCCAGCAAAAGTTAATTGAGAATTTTCATGGAAATAGATTCAACATTTGTAAGATGCCTCGTCAGACAGGTAAGTCTACAACTGTTATATCTTATCTGTTGCATTATCTACTATTCAATGATAGTGTAAATATTGGTATTCTTGCTAACAAGGCAGCAACCGCAAGGGAACTTCTTGGCAGACTACAAACTGCATATGAGAATGTTCCTAAGTGGATGCAGCAAGGTGTATTAGCATGGAATAGAGGTTCACTAGAGTTAGAAAATGGTTCCAAAATCTTGGCTGCTTCAACATCTGCCTCAGCTGTTCGAGGAATGTCATTCAATATCTTGTTTTTGGATGAGTTTGCATTCGTTCCAAATCATATTGCTGATTCGTTTTTTGCCTCTGTTTATCCTACTATTACTTCTGGTAAAAGTACTAAAGTCATTATTGTCTCGACCCCCCACGGAATGAATCACTTCTACCGTATGTGGCACGATGCGGAAAGAAGTAAAAATGAATATGTACCGACTGATGTCCACTGGTCGGAAGTGCCTGGTAGGGATGATAAATGGAAAGCACAAACAATTGCAAACACATCAGATCAACAGTTTAGAGTTGAGTTTGAATGTGAGTTCTTAGGATCTGTCGATACATTGATTGCTCCTAGTAAATTGAGAGCATTAGTATATCAACAACCAGAAAAGACAAGTGCTGGATTAGATGTATATGTTGATCCACAGAAAGGGCATGAATATGCTATAACGGTTGATGTAGCAAGAGGAGTAGCAAAGGATTATTCTGCATTTGTAGTCATTGATATTACAGAGTTTCCTCATGCAGTAGTAGCAAAGTATAGAAATAATGAAATTAAACCTATGCTTTTCCCAACTATTATTGAGGAAGTTGGTAGAAATTATAATAATGCATTTGTTTTATGTGAAGTAAATGATGTTGGAGATCAGGTTGCATCCATATTAAACTTTGATATGGAGTATGAAAATCTCCTTATGTGTTCTATGAGAGGTAGAGCAGGGCAAGTTGTCGGTCAGGGATTCTCAGGTAAAAAGACTCAACTCGGTGTTAAGATGTCAAAAACCGTCAAGAAGGTTGGTGCTCTTAACTTAAAGACATTGATAGAAGAGAATAAACTCTTATTTACTGATTATGAGATTATGAGTGAATTGACCACATTCATTCAGAAAAACAATTCATTTGAGGCAGAAGAAGGATGTAATGATGACCTTGCTATGTGTCTTGTCATATATGCATGGTTAGTAGCTCAGGATTACTTTAAAGAACTTACAGATCAGGACGTAAGAAAAAGATTATACGAAGAACAAAAGAATCAGATTGAACAAGATATGGCTCCATTTGGGTTTATGTCTGATGGATTAGATGAAGATAGTTTTGTTGATGCAGATGGAGATCACTGGAAAAAAGCAGATGAGTATGGGGATAGGTCATTCATGTGGGAATACAGGTAAATGTTCATGCATTGTTCATAGCACACGAAAATGTTCCTTTGAATAAATATTTTCAGATTAACTGAGAATCGGAGAACAAAAAGCATGGCTACTCCTCAATTATCTCCTGGAGTACTGGTAAGGGAGGTTGACTTAACAGTAGGAAGAGCTGATAATGTATTGGACAACATCGGTGCAATTGCGGGACCATTCCCAATTGGACCAGTAAATGACCCAATTGATATAACCACAGAACAAGATCTTATCAATGTATTTGGTAAGCCCATCTCAACAGATGCTCAATATGAGTACTGGATGAGTGCAGCATCCTACCTTTCATATGGTGGAGTTTTAAAAGTAACCAGAGCAGCAGGTTCTACACTTGCAAATGCTAATGCTGGTTCTAATGCTGCCAGTGCTACTATGACTGGTGCAGCAAGAATTGACAACTATGACGATTATACAAATAATCATCAGGATACAGACAATAGTTTTACATATGCAGCGAAAAACTCAGGTACATGGGCAGACGGATTAAAAGTTTGTTTCATTGATGACGCAGCAGATCAAACTGTAACACTAAGTGCAATACCAACAGGTTCTACTGTTGGACAAGGTGTTTCAGTTTCAGTTCCAAATAATACAGTAATTCCTGGTACAGGAACTACATCCGCATTTAGTGGACATATTAAAGGTATTATTACTGGTATTGATGCTGGTACAAAGAAAGTTGATGTCAAACTTACATCAAGAGTTGCTACTGACGGTACAGAAACAGCAATCGATTATGCAGAGGGAACAACCTATGCATCATTAACAACTGGTGCTGGATTTAATACACTTAGTGTTATCAATGCTGCAGGTGCTCTTGTTGGAACAACAGCAACTATTAGTGCTTCTGTTGACTGGTACAATCAGCAAACATTAGGTTTAACAAACTCAACAATTTTTTGGAAGCAAATTGCTCCAAAACCAACATCTAACGTCTACGTAACAGATAGACAAGGTAAAGGTGATGGTCTACACGTTGTTGTAGTTGATGACAAAGGAACAATTAGTGGAATAAAAGGCAATCTTCTTGAGAAGCACATAAGCATCTCAAAGGCAAAAGACGCAGTTTCTTCTGTAAATGCTCCACAAAAGATCTGGTACAACCAGTTCTTAGCAGATTATTCATCAAACATCTATGCAGGTAAGAACCCATCTGCTGCTGCAGATTCTTATTGGGGTACAACTCCATTAGCAACTGGATTCTCTTCTGGGTATACTCCAGTTACAACTGGTGCAGGTGTTTGGGGACAAAATGCTCAAGGTATTAAGTACAGTGCATTAGGCAATGTAACTTATACATTTGCTGGTGGTGTTGATTATTCTGCTACTGGTGGAATGAAGGCAGACCTTGCAGATCAAATAACTGCATACAATAAGTTCAATAATAAAGACGAAACCGCAGTAGACTTCCTAATCATGGGACCAGGCTGCGATACACAGGCAGAGTCACAAGCAAAAGCAAATTCTATAATTTCTATTGCTAATCTTAGAAAAGATTGCGTGGCAACTGTTGGACCACATAGATCAGACGTTGTTGGTTTAACTAACACTGATACTCAAACTGATAACTTGGTTAAGTACTTCTCACCACTTGCATCTTCATCATATGCAGTATTTGATAGTGGTTACAAGTATACTTACGACAGATTTAACAATAAGTTCCGCTACATCCCAACAAATGGTGATGTTGCTGGTCTAATGTGTCGTACAGGAATCAATTCTTATCCTTGGTTCTCACCTGCTGGACAACAGCGTGGTATTATCAATAATGCAATTAAACTTGCATATAATCCAAGTAAGGCACAAAGAGATCAACTCTATCCTCAAAGGATTAACTCAGTCATAACACAACCAGGAATTGGTACTCTATTATTCGGAGACAAAACTGGATTAGGTTATGCATCTGCTTTCGATAGAATCAACGTTCGTCGTTTATTCTTAACTGTTGAGCAAGCACTTGAGAAAGCAGCAGAAGCACAACTCTTTGAACTCAACGATGAGTTAACAAGAGCAAACTTCAAGAACATCGTAGAACCTTATCTACGTGACATTCAGGCAAAGAGAGGTATTTACGGATTCCTCGTTATCTGTGATACCACAAATAACACACCTGATGTTATCGATAATAATGAATTTAGAGCAGACATCTTCCTGAAGCCTGCCAAGTCAATCAACTATGTTACTCTTACTTTCGTTGCTACCCGTACTGGTGTTAGTTTCGAGGAAGTAGCAGGTCGAGTTTAATCACATTATCTAAATAAACACAGGAGGATAACCAACCATGGCCAAGACAAGAGAAAACAAATCTATTTCTCAATTTAAAGGTGCTCTTATTGGGGGCGGTGCAAGACCTAATCTGTTCGAGGTAGAGTTAACTACTCTACCTGCTGGAATTGAGTGGAGTGCTGATAACTTTAGATATATGTGTAAGGCAGCAGCTTTACCTGCATCTAATGTAGCAGCAATTGATGTACCATTTAGAGGTCGTATTTTTAAAGTTGCAGGAGACAGAACATTCGATACATGGACTGTAACCATTATCAATGACGAAGGATTTATCCTTAGAACTGCAATGGAAGAGTGGATGAATCAGATTTCTAAGTTAGAAAATAACTTAGGAGCGACTAATCCTGCTTCATATATGACTAATGCTAAAGTGTATCAACTTGGTAGAGGATCTAAGACAAGCAGCGACGACAACTCTGGTGATAAGAATACAGTTCTTAGAGAGTATGAATTTGTTGATATTTTCCCAACAAATATCTCTGCTATTGACTTATCTTACGAATCAAGCGATACTATAGAAGAATTCACTGTTGAATTCCAAGTTCAATCCTTCAGTCTTGCTGGAAACGGTTCTGCCGACTAGCATAAATAGTAAGAAGGAAAATTAAATAAATCATGTCGAAGTTATTTGGGTTCTCTATAGAGGACACAGAACCACTATCTCCCAATGCGGTCTCCCCCGTTGCTCCTAATGACGAGGACGGGGTTGATCATTATGCGAGTAGTGGTTTTTTTGGTTCTTATGTTGACATCGAAGGTGTTTACAGAACTGAGTATGAGTTAATCAAACGATATAGAGAGATGTCACTTCATCCCGAAGCGGATAGTGCTATCGAAGATATCGTAAATGAAGCAATTGTTTCAGACTCAAACGACGTTCCTGTTCAAATTGATCTTTCCAATCTTAGTGCTAGTGATGGTATTAAGAAGAAAATTAGATCAGAATTTAAATACATTCTTGATCTTTTAGATTTTGGTAAGAAATCCCACGAAATTTATCGTAACTGGTATATTGATGGAAGGATTTTTTATCATAAAGTCATTGATTTGAAGAATCCTCAAGCAGGTATTCAAGATCTTCGTTATATTGACGCAATGAAAATGCGTTATGTTAGACAAGAGAAGAAGCAAGAAAAAGATAAGTATTTGAATCTCAATAGTACTGGTAATTCTCAAGACCCAATGGGTTTTAAATGGCCAGAACTAGAAGAGTACTTTATATACAATCCAAAGCAACAATATCCAACAGGAAATATAAATGCAACAGGTGCAAGTCAGGGAATTAAGCTAGCAAAAGATGCAGTAACGTATTGTACATCAGGTCTGGTAGATAGAAATAAAGGAAATACCCTTTCTTACTTGCATAAATCAATCAAATCACTCAATCAATTAAGGATGATTGAGGATTCTCTAGTAATATACAGACTATCTCGTGCTCCAGAACGTAGAATTTTCTATATTGATGTTGGTAATCTACCGAAGGTAAAGGCAGAGCAATATCTCAGAGATGTGATGATGCGATATCGTAACAAACTTGTATACGACGCTAACACAGGAGAGATCCGTGATGACAAAAAGTACATGGCAATGCTGGAAGATTTCTGGCTCCCTCGGAGAGAAGGAGGACGTGGTACTGAGATTTCTACTCTTCCTGGAGGTCAAAACCTGGGTGAGATCACGGACATCGAGTACTTCAAAAAGAAATTATATAGATCCCTCAACGTACCTCCATCAAGAATGGACGGAGAAGGAGGATTTAACCTCGGAAGATCCTCAGAAATCTTAAGAGATGAACTTAAGTTCACTAAATTTGTAGCACGTTTGAGAAAAAGATTCTCAAAATTGTTTGATGATATGCTTAGGACTCAATTGATTCTTAAGAATATATGCACCCCAGAAGATTGGGAAATAATGAGTGAACATATACAATATGACTTCTTGTATGATAATCACTTCACTGAATTAAAGAATTCAGAACTATTAAATGAGAGATTGAATAGTGTTGCAACAGCAGAACCATATGTTGGAAGGTTCTTCTCTCAGGATTATGTAAGACGTAACATCCTACATCAAACAGATGATGAGATTATTGAACAGGATAAGTTAATTGAAAAGGAAATAGCAGATGGAACTATACCAGATCCTTCAATTCCAGTAGATCCAGCAACAGGATTACCTATGGATCAAAGTGCTGCAGGAATGGATTTAGGGGCACCAGTTATGGAACCTAACCTTGATGGCACTAAGGATGGTGGTATGACAGAATTGCCCAAGGGTGGAGAGATATAAATATTAAGGATTAAACACATTTTTTGGACTTAATTATGCCTGACGTTACTAATGATGATTTGATGGATATGATTATTGCTGATGAATCACCATCTAATATAAGCGATAAGATTAAAGATATCCTATTTGCAAAGTCTGCAGAGAAGGTTGACGGACATCGACCTAGTGTTGCTGGACAAACTTTTGATACAATTGAGCCTGTAGAGGCAGAAACAGAGGTTGAAACTGAATCCGAAGAATAGTGTTTATAAATAACTAAATAACTGGATTTAGAGGTTAGACAATGTTAATAAAGGTTTTAGCAGCAGAGGGTAATTTATCATCTGCTTCTAATGTTGACTTAGCTACTGTAGTACGGCTTTATAATGCCCATAGTGCTGCTGTTGTTATTACTAGAAAAACTTCTGGTGGTACTACAGTCGGTAGTTTAAGTGTTGGTACATTGGATACAGTCCTCTTAGAAAAAGATGCAACAGATACTCTAACTGCAGCATCTCAAGGATCTAGTATGAAGGTTGTAAAGATCGCTTACGGTAACTAAAAATGAAACTCATCAGAGAAGAAATTGAGTCGGTAAAATTTATTACTGAGAAATTAAAGTCTGGTAAACAGAACCTTTATATTGAAGGTATCTTTTTACAAGGTAACATTAAAAACCGTAATGGTAGAATGTATCCTATGGAAACTCTCCAGAGAGAAGTTGGTAGGTACAATGAATCAAATATAGTTACAGGTAGAGCACTTGGAGAATTGGGACATCCCGATGGTCCAACTGTTAACCTTGATAGAGTATCCCATAAGATTGTTTCACTTAAAGAGAGTGGATCTAATTTTATAGGAAAAGCAAAAATCCTTAGTACACCAATGGGTCAAATTGCATCTTCACTTATAGGAGAAGGTGTAAAACTAGGTGTATCTTCTAGAGGAATTGGTTCATTGAAACCAACCCGTGAAGGATTTAATGTTGTTGGAGATGACTTTATGTTAGCAACAGCAGCAGATATCGTAGCAGATCCTTCTGCACCCGATGCATTTGTTGAGGGAATTATGGAAGGAAAGGAGTGGATCTGGGAGGGAAATTCCCTTAGAGAGAGACTTGCTAATGATACAAAAAACAAAATCGAGTCTTTAACAACCCAAAGAGCACTCGAAGAACACAAGTTAGGTCTTTTCAACGACTTTATTAAGTCATTGTAAATACTGCACTTATAAATAAATATAGATTTTAACTTTTTACAGGAAATCGGAGAGAACCCCAAATGTCTAGTGGCAAAGAATTACAGGAAATGGAAGTAGGCACTACACCCTCCAAAACGAAGGCTAATGCAGCTGCATCACCTGGTGATGCTTTGCCAACGGCTGGTAGTAACGCAGCAGGTGTATCTACTCCAGGAAATTCGGCAACAGTCGAAGATCTAGGTGGCCCAACACCAGATAACTACAAACCAGATGACGATTCAGCAAAACTGAAGACTCCTGGTGGCACCCTTAAGCAAGTTAAGGATGTAGTTAACAAGAAAGCTTCTGCAGGAGATGCAGCAGCAACTAGTGCTACTAAGGTATCCGTACCTGAAGAAGTTGAAGCAACTGATGAAGTTGTCTCTGAAGAAGAAGTTACTACTGATGAAGTAGTAGCAGAAGAAGAGACTTCTACAGAAGAAGTTGTTGCAGAGGAAGAAACTACTGAAGAACCAGTAGTTGCTGAAGCACCTGAGTACAGCATCGATGAAGACGTTGCAGCACTCATAGAAGGTGAAGAACTTTCTGAAGACTTTAAGAGTAAAGCAAAAACTATTCTTGAAGCAGCAATCAACGGAAAAGTTGCAGCAATCGAAGAAAACCTTAAGACTGAGTATGAAACAAAACTCGTCGAAGAGGCAGAAGAGTTTAAGTCTGCTCTTAATGAGCGTGTAGACTCTTACCTAGAATATGTATCTGACGAGTGGTTCAATGAGAACCAACTTGCAGTAGAGGCAGGTCTTAAAGAAGAACTCACTGAGTCCTTTATGACTGGTCTAAAAGGTCTTTTTGAAGAACATTATGTATCAATCCCTGAAGAAAAATATGATGTACTACAGAGTATGGTAGAAAAACTAGATGATATGGAATCCAAACTCAATGAGCAAATTGAGAAGAACGTTGGACTAAACAGTAGACTCGCTGAGTCTGTTGCTGACGGTATTCTTGAATCTGTTTCTGACGGATTAGCGTCCACACAGAAAGAGAAGCTCGCTTCACTTGCTGAAAGTGTCGAGTTTGAAAGTGAATCAGAGTATCGTGAAAAGTTGGAGACCCTTAAGGAATCTTATTTCCCTAATAAAGGCGTACCAGCTGCTAAAGGAGAGAGTTTATCAGAAGGAGTCGATTCTGCACCTGAATCAGTTTCAGGTTCAATGGCTGGATATCTAAAAACACTATCTCAGTTTAGCAAGTAACTGAATTTAAAATTAAACAAACTAAACACTTATTTTAAAGCAAATGTTCCATTCAGAACAGTTGCAGGAAAAATGGGCACCAGTTCTTGAGCACGAAGGTCTTGATAAAATTCAAGATTCTCACAAGAAAGCGGTAACCGCAGTCCTGCTAGAAAACCAAGAAAAATTCCAAAGAGAACAGAATGCATTCGGCAATTCTGGTCTTTTAACAGAGCAACCTACGAACTCTACAGGTTCTAGTGTTGATAACTTTGATCCTGTTCTAATCTCATTGATTAGAAGAGCAATGCCTAACTTGATCGCTTATGATCTTGCTGGCGTACAACCAATGTCTGGTCCTACTGGACTCATCTTTGCGATGAGATCTCGTTACAAGGATCAATCTGGTACAGAAGCATTCTACAACGAAGCAGACTCTGCATTCTCAGGACAACCTGCAGGAAGCAATGTTGAAACTGGTTTCGTTAACGGTGCAGTTGGTTTAGGTACAACATCACAGTCTGGTTCAAATCCAGGTGCGTTGAACCCATCAACTTCTACTACTCAGAAGGCATACGACGTTGGTCAAGGTATGACCACTGCCCAGTCTGAAAAGCTTGATGGCACTGGTGCAGATGCCTTCAACGAAATGGCATTCAGCATTGAGAAAGTAACAGTTACTGCGAAATCTCGTGCGTTGAAAGCTGAGTACTCACTAGAGCTTGCTCAGGACTTGAAAGCAATCCACGGATTGAATGCTGAAGCAGAACTTGCTAATATCCTTTCTACTGAGATCCTTGCGGAAATCAACAGAGAAGTTATTAGAACAATCTACAAGTCTGCTGAAACTGGTGCTGCTGCTAACACAGCAACTGCTGGAGAGTTCGACTTAGACATCGACAGTAATGGTCGTTGGTCAGTTGAGAAGTTCAAAGGACTTATCTTCCAGATCGAAAGAGATGCTAACGCTATCGCACAGCAAACTCGTAGAGGAAAGGGTAACGTTATCCTAACATCTGCTGACGTTGCTTCTGCGTTAACAATGGCTGGTGTTCTTGATTACACACCTGCTCTTAACGCTAACCTTAACGTTGATGACACTGGCAATACATTTGCTGGTACTCTTAACGGTAAGTACAAGGTATACATTGACCCTTATTCTGCAAACAGTGCTGCTAATCAGTACTATGTTGTTGGATACAAAGGTTCTTCACCTTACGACGCTGGTCTGTTCTACTGCCCATACGTTCCACTACAGATGGTTCGTGCAGTTGGAGAGAATAGTTTCCAACCAAAAATCGGCTTTAAGACTCGTTACGGAATCGTTGCGAACCCATTTGCCGAAGGTACAACTGCTGGTGCTGGTACTGTTGGAGTTAACAACAACAAGTACTACAGACGTGTTACAGTTAAGAACCTCATGTAAGCGAGACGCTTATATTTCTTCAAAGTCAGCTCCTTCGGGGGTTGACTTTTTTTTTATTCTAATATATAATATACATTATTATCTTTGAACCACACCGCTTCGGCTCCGTGTAGTAAAAGACAATCGCTAACGCAACCGTATTTGCAAATGAAAATTACTATTAACAGACAGGACATCGTAGGTCCAGTTAAACTACCAGGTTTTAACGGAGTTGGAGATATAAACTTAGAATACTTTATAGGGATGGAAATAGAGATACCTAAAGGATATGAGTTTGAATCTTTAGGTTCTCTTGATCTAGATACTGAAGTAGATGAATTAGATGATATATGGTCGAATGATGGTGTTAGAGAAGAAGGTAACACTGAAGAAAGAATCCAAGCATTAGAAAATAACTTTTCGATAAAAGGATATATAACAAAATATACACCAGGTATGGGATCTAAAGATTCCACTGGAAAAGAAAATCCAGTAGAGGGTAGAGGTAGAGCTCTAGCAGGAAAAAGAAATAGTGAGAAAAAGCTACCTTGGATAAATCTTAAGAAGATAGAACCTGGCGAAATGGCTAGAATTAGTGGAGGAATTTTAGAAAACTTAAGGCATGATCCTGCTACTAAAGGAACTAGAGAAGATGTTATTACAGGAGGTTTAACCCTAATCAATAAGAAAGAGTTACAACCAAATGAAGTTGATATCAGAGATTGGTTAAAAAATAGATTATATATTCATAAATCCTTTACTCAAAATAATGTTACTCTTATTGTAGATGGTATAATTAAAAGACATGCTGAAGGTGATAATGCAGTTCTTATCAAAGAAAGAAAGTCATGGGTAGACATTTTAGATAAAAAGTTCCATATTAAAATTGATAACAAAACAACTTTCCTATTCTCTATGGATGCCGACACATATACATGTCGTTGTTTTTGTGAGGCAGTATTGGAGCATGGATCTAAAAATCCAGTAGATATTATACTCTACACTAAGAAAAGATTACCGTCAGAAGCAAGAAATAAAAAAGATATTTTTCTAAGAGATCTTAGTTCATATACTAGACTTATGTACAAAGCCGTTGGTAATAGAAGAGATACGGAGTTCAAGAATGTTGATCCATCTAAGCATTATATAATTAAAGGTTGCATACCTCAGTTTATTGCGGATCATAAGGATGAGTGGAATTCAAAAGAGTTAGTTGATGTAGATGCTTACTAAATATTTAAAAAGTATCTTATAATGGCGATTAGAAATTCACCAGCACCAAGACCAGGAACTCCCATACAAAATAGGAATTTCTTGTCTCCAGTTGGTTTTAAATTTGCACTTAAAAGAAGTCCTAAGACTGCTTTCTTTTGTAATCAGGCAAACATTCCTGATATAACTTTAGGAATAGCAGAACAACCAACATACTTTAAGGACATACCAATACCTGGTGATAAGATTGATTTTGGTGATCTTAATTTAAGGTTCCTTGTTGATGAGGATCTAGGTAACTATATGGAGATTCAAAACTGGATTCGTGGACTTGGTTATCCAGAAACACTTAAACAGTTTGATAAATTAGAAGAGCAGGATTATTTGTTTGGTGCTGCAAGATTTAGTAATAGAGGAGATCAAATATATTCCGATGGTACGTTACAAATTCTAAGTAGTAATCTAGTACCTAAATTTCAAGTGTTATTTGATGACCTATTTCCATATAGCTTATCTACACTATCATTTGATGCAACTGATACAGATGTAGAATACTTTACAGCAGACGTATCTTTCAAGTATACTATATACAAACTAACTGATCTGGAAGGAAAACCTTTATGAGTGTGACTCTTGATAAACTTCAAGAGATGTGGGAAAAAGATGCAGCAATAGATAGAGATAATCTACATGATGAATCATTGAACATCCCCTCTCTTCATGCAAAATACTTTGAACTTTATAATACAATCTTTCTATTAAGAAAAAAAGCAGAGCAACAAAGGAAAAATATCCGTCATGAACGGTATGAGTACTTTAGTGGGAAAGCAGATCCAGACGTTTATATAGAGAATCCCTTTCCTAAAAAGATAAGGGATAAGGATACTATGCAGAAATACTTGGATGCAGATGAGAAACTGTCCACTACTTCGTTGAAGATCGATTATTATGATACAATGTTAGTATACCTTGAAAGCATTCTTAAGGTGATACAGAACAGAACGTTCCAAATTAAGAATGCAATTGAGTTCATGCGATTTAATTCTGGACTAGGATGAACAATTTAGTATCTTCCATTTGCAATCTAAACACACGAAAATTTGGTGATGTTGGTGAGATCTTGATGAGTAAAATCATCAAAGGTCTAGAGAAGTCTGACAACCTATCTTACGATAAAAAACTAGGTGATCAGAAAGGTGAGGTCAAAGTATCAAGAGCATACACTAGAGCAAATCCAATTACGGAACAAAACATCTGTGAAGTATTGATGCAGGATAACTCAGTAAGACTAATAGAAGATAAAAATAAATTAGAACAAAGGTGGGATTGTAATATACAGCAAGTAAAAACTGGTTGCTTTGATATACTCTGGTATGGTATATTCTTTAAAGATATGATTTATGTCTTTGAGATACCAAGTGAGACCATTAGTAAAGATCCCAATATACAATACTCAGATAAACAGCATAGAGGTAATACTGGAGAGGGGCAGTTTCACTTAAAGAATTCTAATATCCAACATCATATTGATAATTATCTATATGCTAAAATGGATTATAAAAAGTTATGGGATTTATTACAAGCTTGACATAGGTTCCTAAATATTCCTAGACGCATGTACTAGGTGATTGATACAAGTGCTAATGTCGTTATATCTAAGTCTAACGAAGTATTTTTAAAAATTGATTCTGAACCTCATATTGAGTATGAGTTGAGAGACCACTTTACCTTTGAGGTAGAGGGTGCAAAGTTTATGCCACAATATCGGAATAGGAATTGGAATGGAGAGATCCACCTATTCGATATGAGAACAAAGAAGATATATGTAGGACTGTTAGATAAGAT